GGGTGTCGTCGGCCTTGTCGGCGGCGAGTGCACGGAGCAGCAGCTCGGCGCCCTCGTCACCACGCACCGACTCCCACGAGTCATCGATCTGGGCGGCGCGGATACCGGCGGAGATCTCCCGGACAGTCGCGGAGACGGTACGAAGGTCGGCATCGAAAACGAACGGAGACATGGGGGTGCCTTCTTTCACGTGGATCAACGGAATGGATGGGTGGTGCGGGGCTAGTCGGCGGTTGCGCTGATGCAGATGTGGGTGCCGTTGGGTATCTGGGCCAGTTCCGCGATCTCGCGGCCCGTCAGGTGCAGCTGGGTTGCCAGGACGTCTGCGACGGCGTTGATCGCTGTCCAGTGCCGGCCGATGAACTGGTCGGCGAGGTCGTGGACGACGCGGTAGTCGTGGTCGTCGATTCCGAACCCGAAGCGGGGGTTGAGGCCGAGGAAGGAACGCCTGTCGCTACAGGCGCCCATCTCGACTCCGACGGCCCGGCTGGGGGTCCAGAGGCCGACTTCGCGGAGCCATCGATCTTCGGCTCGTTCTCCGGCACCGAGGAATCGGGCGACGTCGCGGCCTTCGATGAGGTTGCAGGCGAAGACGTCGCCGCTCTCAACGCCGACGCCGCCGTCGGGCATCGCCCTCATCTGGGCGGCGGGGACGAGCTTCGCGTGATGGACGTGCCCTGATGCGGCGAGCGCGGCAACGGCGTGTGCGGCCTCGTGGACGGCGCGCATCTGGGTGCTCTGCTCGTCGGTGAGGTCGCCGATGTACGCGCTGCTGGTGCTCTCGTGGTTCGGGGCGCTGTTACGGGTGGGGTACGGCTCGCCGTTGATGTCGACTTCGTGGTGCCATGCGGCGACGGACTGGACGGATGAAGACACGACGAACCTCCTCAAGGGGTTGGATTGGGAGCCGCGAGCAGCGGGACGGGGGGATGGTCGTCGACCGCCACCCGCGGCGATCAGGGGGTTAGCGCGGCCTGGTCTCGCTGCGCTTGTTGACCTCGGCGAGCTTCCGGAGCATCGCCTCACGCTCGGCGGCGGTCACGACGCCTCGCCCGTCTTCACGACGAGGAAGCTGTCGCTGGCCGGGTCCATGACCACGGTCACCGGGATGCCCTGGTTACGGAACGTCTGCGCCTGCTCCTCCGCCGGCCAGGAGCCGCGGGGGTGCCCGGCCTGAGTGGAGGCGAGGATCTCGGCCATCAGACGCCCGCCGTCACACGCTGCGGGTGCGGGCCGCGCGGCCTCGTCGGGAGCGGGTCCTTCGTCTTCTCGTGGTCGGCCTCGACCAGGTGGAGCATTCCGGCGGCGGCGAGGGTGGCGAGGGAGCCGGCCTTCAGCTCCTCGGCGAACTCCCACGAGCGGACGTCGAGGGCGGGCAGGTCGCCGCCCATCATGGCCTTCGCTGCCAGCTCGGCGGCGTGGACTGCGGCCGTCTCGTACACGGCGACGGCACGCACCACGGCGGGGGTGAGCGGCTGGGTCGGGGTTGCGGTGCTCATGGTCACGCCACCTCCGAGGTGGGCTGAGAGATCAGCGAGTCGTTGAGGTACGCGGCGACAGCCGAGGCGGGGATGCGGAGACCTCGCTTGCGGAGTCGGCCTTCGCCGATCCGGTGGGCCCGAAGCGCACCAGAGTCCGCGAGGCGGTACACGGTCGAGACGTGGACGTCCAGCCGCTCCGCTACCTGCTTGGCCCGCAACATGGGCTCAGCGGGTGCGTCCTCGACGGCGGGCACTTCGTGGCACACGGAATCTCCTCCAGGCATGGGTAGGTTGTCCCGGAATGGCTTCTTCGGAGAACCATCCCGCTGACACCATGTAAGCCCACTTCTCCGTAGAAGACAAGCTCTCCCTATGAGCACGTTTCGCGGAACCAGCCAGGTACGAAGAAGCCCCCAGCCTGGAAGGGCTGGGGGCTTCGGAAGCTGGCTGAAATCAGGAGGAGAAGACGTACTCCAGGATGTAGTTGGAGCCGTCAAGGATCATCTCGTTGACCTCTACGACTCGGTCATCCTCGTCCGCCGCAATGCGCATGATCTGGAACACCGGGGTCCCTGGACCCAACTGAAGGTCGGCCGCCTCCTGCGGAGTGGGCATCCTGCTGCGCACCTCTTCCTTGAAGCGCGCCGGCTTGTGGCCGACCTCTTCCAGGCGGGCGTACATACCCCCAGGGCCGGTGTCTGGCTCCATGATGCGCGTGCCCTGCGCCAGCGACATCGGCAGGTGGGAGACAGCCGTCTGAACCAGCTTGCCGTCGACATAGAAGCGGCGACTTCGACGGCACATCCGCTCGTCAACGCCGAGGAGGCGGGCGACATGCTCGGGCGCGTCGACCTCTTCGACGTCCACCTCTACACGACGAGGGCGGTCCTCCAGGTCTACATCCCAGATGGACCGCCCGGCGTGCCAGACCTCAGCAGAGAGGCGCTGGACGGCCGGCCGTCTGATCGGGCGGAATTCGCGAACTGTGATTCCGACACCCTGGCGGCTCTCGATGAGCCCCTCGGCGCGGAGCACATCGATGGCTTGGCGCGCGGTGGATCGGGCCACGTCATGCGTCTTCATGAGCGTGTTCTCGCCGGGGACGGTGGCGCCTGGCGGCAGCTCGCCACTGTCGATCTTCGCGCGCAACTCGTCCGCGATTTCTTGGTAGCGGCGCGGCTCGCGCTGCGGCTTGCTAGGCAAAGCACCTCCTTGATCGGCTTCTCCAGAGATGCTAGTCGCGACCTCCGACCGAATGCGAACTCTGCGAAACGCTTGTACTTCTACGGAGAAGCGGGCAGACTCCAAGAGAAGCACCGCTCTACGGAGAAGCGTAGAGGGATAACCCCTGCATGCGAAGGGACGCCCGTGAGCGCACCCCCCAGGCACACCGCGCTGTACCGCTACCTGGACCCCGAGGATCGCCCGCTATACATCGGCATCACGAGCCATCTGAAGGACCGCAAGACGGCTCACGCTCAAAGCCGGTGGGCGAAAGAAGCAGCCTCATTCACGGTCGAATGGTTCCCCGGCAGCGCCGAAGCGGCGGCGGCCGAGACGCTCGCCATCCGAACAGAGCGCCCCCGCTACAACCTCGCGGAGAACTTCGACCGCATCTCCCTCGATGGCATGCACTGGCCCTCGCTTGCCGACGCTGGTCGCACAAAGGCGGTGCGGCTAGCTGAGTTGATTCGAGCGGAGATCGACAGCGGGAGATGGCCCGCCAAGCACAAGTTGCCCGCACCCCGAGACCTAGCGGCAGCCGTCGAAATTGGCGTTGGGGCCACGACGCACGCCATCGAGATGCTCATCCGCCAGCAGTACGTCTACCGGTACCGAGCGTTCGGGCACTTCGTTCGCACGCGATCCACCCCGTAGAACGCGAACGGCCGGGCGCGTCAACGCCCGGCCAGTTCATCCGGCGAGTTGCCACTCGCCAGTCAGTAATCCGTCTCGCCAGAAAAGGACTACGCCCATGACTGTAGCAACCCCCGAGCCGGCCGTCTGCGTTGCGCCTTCGGCGCCTGTCTCGCCTGTCCCCCGTCTGGTTCCGGCTTCGGTCGGCCGGCCGGGTCGCGTCCAGGTGGTCTTTGTCTCGTGCCCGGATTGGTGTGTCCTCGACCATGTGGCTGAGCGGGTCGTTGCTGTTGAGGACGTCAGTCATCGCGGGCCTGTCGGCCATGTCGAGGTGCCGACGATGGGCGACGATTCGTACTCGGTGTTCGAGGTCTACTCGCAGTTGTACTCGGACCCGATCAGCGAGGATCCGAGGATGCGGGTGGCGGCCGTTGTCGTGACGGACGGTTCGAACGACGCCTACATGACGCCGGACATGGCGGACGTGTTCGCCGACAGCCTGGTGGCGTTCGCGGAGCAGGCGCGGGCAATGGCCCGGGTGGCGCGCGCTTCCTAGCCGCGTACACAGCGAAGCGCCCCGCCCTCCCGGGCGGGGCGCTTTTGTACGGATCAGATGAGGCCGCGTTCCCGCAGGTCTTGGACTACGCGTTCGCTCATGGCGCGGATCTCTTCCGCTGTCGTGCCCTTGGCGGTGGCGATGAGTGCCAGTTGGACGACATTGCGGGCCTCGCCTTCGACGGCCTCCTGCGGAATGGCCGGCACTTGAAGGCCGGGCGCGCCTTCCTGGGCTAGGACCGGGGCTCCGCCCTCAAGGATCGCGATGCAGCTGCCGGGCGCCCACTTCAGCAGACTGTCGATCTTCACATAGTTGGTCTCGCGGATTTCGAGACCCTTCTCGACGCGCTGCCAGGTCCGGTTGGAGAGGCCGCCGGCTTTGGCGTTGGTGTCGTTGAGGGCGAGACCGAGCTCGGCTCGGCGGCGTCTGGCGATTGTCGCCAGCCTCTCGTAGTCGCGTTCGTCGGCGCTCGGCATGTCGCCCAGTATGCCAGTGGTAGGTAGCTAGCGCCACGTCAAGGGACTTAGTTACCCATAGATGTAGCGAGATGCCCTCGGAACGGTCTACCGTGAAACGCGGCGGGCCCGCCCTGTTCTTGGCGGTCCAGGACGGGCCCAGTCGATCAATCCGCTGTGCCTACAACACAGGAGTGACCTATGCCCATCGTGGCATCCCCCGAAGATCCCGGCGACGACCGGGCCGTCGAGCGGTACGCGAATGACGAGTTCAACATCGAGATGATTCCGGACGGTCACAGCTTCAAGGTTCTCGCGACTGGTCTCGCCAAGGCGCTCGGCCATCGTGACGCTCTCGACCTCGTCCGCAGCATCCCCACCGGCGAGAAGGGGTACGGAGTAGTCCGTACCCCTGGCGGCGAGCAGCAAGTGTGGACGCTGACCGAGTCCGGTTTCTACCGGGCCATCGGACAGCGCCAAGCGGCCCGCGTCAAGGATCAGGCGATGCGGGGGAAGGTCGAACGGTTCCAGTCCTGGGTGTACGGCGAAGTCCTGCCGACCATCCGCAAGACCGGCAGCTACGGTCAGCGCCCGGCCCTCCCGTCGAACCGCGACCTGGCCCTGATGGTCATCGCCGAGGCGGATCGCGCCGACGTGGCCGAGGCGAAGGTGAAGGAGTTGGAGCCGGCGGCGCAGTCGTGGCAGACGCTGGCTGCGGCGGAGGGTGACTTCGCGGTGGCGGATGCGGCGAAGATCCTGTCGCGTGACGGCGGGATCAACGTGGGCCGCAACCGGCTGTTCGCGGCGCTGCTGGAGATGCGCTGGACATACCGGCAGCAGGCGGACGGTCGGCCGCGGGCGATGCAGACGGCGGTGACCCGGGGCTGGTTGTCGGAGCTGCCGCAGTCGCACAACCATCCGGAGACGGGTGATCTGGTTCTCGACTCGCCGCAGGTTCGGATCACCGTGAAGGGGCTGCATGAGCTCCACAAGCGGCTCGGCGGTGACGGAGCGCTGGCTATCGCAGGCTGATGAACGAGCGGCCGGGCGGAACGTCATTCCGTTCGGCCGCGTCTGGCTTACCGCACTGGCCCGCCAATTCGGTCCGGCCCGCGCCCCGTTCCCCCTTTCGGGGGACGGCGCCCTGCCCCCGGCCCGACCGCCTCCCCCGCCTGTGATGATCAACGTTCAACAGGAGGGGGACTTCATGCTCACCAAGCTGAGGGTTGGTCTGGCTGCGGTCGCTGTGGCGGGGGCGTTGCTGGTGCCGGTGGTTGCGGCGACGCCGGCGGCGGCAGCCTCGTGTGCGCATCACACGACGGGCGTCTGCAAGGCCAACAGCCCGCATCCGCGTGGGGCGACGGCGAAGTGCAAGGACGGCACGTACTCGTACAGCGCCCACGCCCGGGGGACGTGCTCGCACCACCGGGGCGTCAAGTACTGGTACCGGTAGCCGCGCGACACGGCGCCCCCGCAGCCGGGTTCGCTGCGGGGGCGCCGTCGTGTCTACTGCCGGTGTTGGATCTGGTAGATCCGTACTGTCTGTCGTTCCGGATTCACGGCGATGAGCGCGGTGACGAGGGGCCGGATGAGCTGGCGGTGGATGCCGTCGTCGAAGCCCCAGGGTTCGGTGGCCGTGACCGGGTCATGGCAGATGTCTGCGAAGGCGAGGGTGAGCTGACTGCTGGCCTCGGCGGGGAGGGAGTCCCAGACGGCGAGGAGGGTCTCGTCACAGAGGAGCCGGTACACGACTCCACTCTGTCACCTCAGGCGGCGCCTTGTGCACGGATTCGGGCAGCCTCGGAGAGGACTCGGTCGGTGACGTCGACCCACTCTCCGGGCGGTTCCTCGCCGCGGGCTTCGGCTGCCGCGACTTCACGCCCCCGCTCGACGGCCGCGAGGGTGTCCTTCGCTACGCGTTCCCACTTGGCAAAGACGGCGAGCAGCTGGTGCGCAGGTGCCCGGTTGATCTCGCCAAGAAACCGCTGGGCAAGAGCAGGATTGCCGAGCGCGTCACGGATCGATTCGATCGTCCACGGCTCGCCGCTCATCGCTGCCTCCTGCTGAAAGTGCTGCCGTTTTGAGGGTAGCGAAATATCTACCCCAAGGTGATATCACCTTGGCATTACGGCTTGGCTGTCCGCGATCGGCTATCCGAGATCTCCCATACGGGAGCACCAGCCGAGCTTGTCGACCGGGTCAGTCCTCAAGCCGCCGCCTCCCCTCGCGCCGCTACGCGCCCGCCTGCCGCCCTCGCAGCCTCCCGGCCGTCCCGAGCGCCGTCCGCGGCCTCCCGGGCGCTCTGAGGGCCGCCTGCGGGCCCCTGGCGCCGCTCCACGACTGCCAGCTCCACCCACTGAAGCTCGGGCAGCTGGATCTCGTGGATCCCCAACTCCCCCACCGCGATGCCGATCGCGACGGCATTCGCCCGGTCGGCAGCCCCGAGCCGGCGGTACGCGGCCGTGAGGATCTCGGCGATCGTGTCGCGCCGAGTACCAGCCCACTGGGCGATGTCGGCGTTGCTGTTGCCGTTCGCGGCGAGCAGCAGGATCTCCCGCTGCCGGTCGGTCAGGTAGCTCACGCCCGCCCCCTGTCGGCCCGCGTCGCCCGCAGGAGTTTCCGTTCCCGGCGGGCGCCCGCACCCAGCCAGCCGGCGACGCCCGCGAACACGAGGGTCTCCGGCCACAGGTGGCAGGCGGCGGAGGCGACCCCGGCCGCGGTCATGAGCGTCGCGCCTTGGACGTAGGCGGCTTCGAGTCTGGTCACGGCTGCCTCCGGTTGCGGGTGGTTCGGGTGAGGGCGCGTCCGGCCTGTCGGATGGCGTAGAGGGTGCAGTAGGCGGGCGGCCAGAGGATGAGGGTGAGGGTGGCGACCCAGCCCCAGTCGACGCGGGTCACGACGGCGTGCCGCGTTCTGGCCGGGTACGCCAGGCGGCCGGGTCGTGCTTGTGGTCGCGGTCGGGCAGCACGATGTAGTGGCCGTGGCGGTCGTAGCCGATGGCGTCGCCGACGATCATGAGCGGGTTGCCTCGGGATGTGCCGCCGCAGGATCCGCAGTCGTCGCCGATGTGGCGTCCGTGGTGGCAGCGGTCGAGGTCGGCGGCGAGCGCGGCCCATACGCCGTCGCTGCTCCCGCTGTTGAGGGTGGGCGCGTTGGGCTGGTCGGTGCGGGCGAGGGCGTGCTCGATGCCCGCGATGGTGTTGGTGACCTTGGCGTGGAGCGGGGAGTACATGACGGTCGTGGCGCAGTGGAGTGCGGCGTTCATCTCGGCGTGCGAGGCGAGGTGGGATTGGGTGTCGATCAGGGCGAGGCGGGCCTTCTCCAGTTCGCGGCGGAGGTCGGTGATGGTGGGGTTGGTCATGCGGCTTCCTTGTCTGCGTGGGCCCACGCGGGCGCTGTGTGCCTCTGTGGGGTCGGAGTGGACTCGGGGGCCTGTGGCGCCTGTTCGGCCGGGAGAGGCCCCGTCACGGCCTTTCTGACGGCACGCCACGCCCACGCCCCGGTGAGGATCGCGGCGTACAGGCCGACGGTCACGGCAAATGCGAGGACGGCGATCCAGGCGAGGATCGCGTCGGCCATGACCGCCGCGGCGTCGAGGGCCTCGAACAGCAGCAGCGCAGCCATGGGTCAGGCCTCCCCGTCGGGCTGGGACACGGCAGCGGGCTCGTCGGCGCAGCGGGCGCACAGCGCCCATGCCTCGCTGTTGTCGCCCTTGCAGCGCGGGCACATGTCGGAGGCGACGGTCGCGGTGCCGGGGCGGCTGGGGAACCGGGAGCGCATCATCCGGCGCGCCTGCGTCTCGGGCTGCTGCGCCTCGCGGGTGAGTTCGTCAGCGGCGGCCCGGCATCCGTGCTCGCAGGGCATCCCCGGGGCGAACGCGGCGTCGGCCAGGCGGCGCAGCAGGGTGTCGGCCAAGTCGTCGACGGTCACGGTGATCTGGAGCGGCCCGTTCGGCGCGTGGTTGACGGCACGCAGCTCGTCGAACGGGGACGCCTTGATGGCGGCAACGATGCGGTCGCGGAGGGCGGCCCGGTCGGTGGGCGCGGACGCCGGGACCGTGACGGCGGCGAACTGCCCCCCGGCGAAAGCCTCCTCGACGGCTGCGGCGAACGGTGTGCATGCGACAACCCGGCGGACCCGGACCTGGGCAACCTCGGCCCGGTCGCGGATGCGGGAGAGAGCGCCTTCGAGGTGCTCCAGGCGGTCGGCGTGCTCGCGGCGGAGTGCGGCCTGCTCGGCGTCGGCGACGGCCATGACGGCGTCGAGCATGTGCTGTCCGCCGTCGAGGACCCAGCCGTCGGTCTCGCGGATCGCTGCGGCGTACCGGTCGCGCCGGTCGGTCTGCTGCGGGTTGGTGGTGTCGGTCATGGGCTGCTCCAGGTGGGCTGCGAGAGGATGTCGGGTGCGGGCCACCCGCCTGTTACCGGCAGGCAGGTGGCCCGTGTCGCGGAAGATCACGGGGTGGCTACTCGCCGCGCATGTCGATCGCGGTCTCGATGCCCTCCCAGTTGTCGACGCCGGCCGCTTCCAGGCAGCGCAGCCACGACACGTCCTCCGCGGCTGCGGCCAGTTCGGCGCTGAGTCGGCGGATCTCGGCGAGCAGCGCATCGACGTCCTCCGGCGCGTGGGCGACGAACTCGGCGTCCGCCTGGACCTGCGCCCAGTCCTCCTCCGCGGTCCACTCGCGGTGCGTCGGGTCGTTGTCGAGGGGCTCCTCCTCGAAGCGGGCGATGGTGCGGCGGGCCTGGTAGCCGCAGCCGGTGTCTTCCAGGTCGGCGGCGATCTCGATGAGGCTGTCGCCGCCGAACGTGTAGACGCCCCACGGTCCGGGGGTGGCGGCGGTGGCGCGGGTCTCGATGTCGTCGAGCTGCTGGACGGTGAGGGGCTTCGGGTCGGTCATCGGGCTTCTCCTGTCGGTCGGTTGGTTTGTCCACGTTTCGCATCCCGCCCCGGTCGGGCAGGCGCACGCCGTTTCCCCGGGCTGGGGGTCGGGCGGAGAACAACGGGCGAGGTCACGCGGCCATCGCGTCGAGGTCGGCAGTAAGCAGCCGGCGATAGCCCTCGACGGCCTGGCGGGTGATGGCCTGGTTGCCAGCGATCTGGATCTGCTTGTCGCGGGGGATGTCGACGTCGGTGATCCAGCCGAGGTCGTTGCCCTGCATCCATTCGGCGAACAGGGGCGACAGAGGCCGGCCTCCGCGAGGGCCGCGGGTCCACGGGGCGGGCGCCTCCCGGCCGGTGACGGCTTCCCAGCGGCGAATGGCCGGGGTGTGGTCGACGCCGCGGGTGGTGACCCAGCTCTCGCCCGGCCGGTCGAACAGGTTGGCGACGTACTCGTTCAGCGGCCGGGCGTTGTCGTCGAGCTTGTTGGAGGCGCTGGACTTCCAGTCCCTGGATGCGACGAGCGGCAGTGTGGCGAGCTCGTCCGCGAAGGTGGCGGCCGGCGGAAGGGTCTCCCACCGCTGCCGCCAGGCGGTCACGTCGTGGTCGCCTCCGTCGGGACGGGCGATACCGAACCAGCGCCAGCGGAGGCTGGGGTTGCCGACGGCCGCAGCTGGTAGGCACGTCCACCAGAGGCCATACCCGATCGCGGCCAGGTCTTCGACGACGACGTCGAGGCCCCGCGACCGGAGCGCTTCCACGTTTTCCAGGAAGACGATGCGCGGTCGAATGACGCCCACAGCTTCAGCAACGTTCTTCCAGACCCTCGACCACTGGCCATTGATGCCGTCCCGCTTTCCTGCGTTGGAGGTGTTGCGGCACGGGAATCCGGCCGCGAGGGATTCGATCTGCCACTGGCTGGCAGCGCCGGCCCAGTCGGCCTTGGTGATGTCGCCGAGGTTCACGGCCCACTGGAAGCGGGCGGCCATGACGCGGGAGGCGAACGGGTCGTTCTCGGCATAGACCAACGTCTTGTTGCCGGTGATCTGCTCGACGGCCAGGTCGAGGGTGCCGGCGCCGGAGCAGAGGCTGAGGTTCGTCATGCGGCTTCTCCTTCGATGAGCCGCAGCTTCGGCTTGCCAGTGCCGCGGCCTTCGAGCCGGTCCAGCTCGGCTTCAAGGGCGGCAACGTGATCGGCCTGCTCTGCGGGCGTCCACAGGGAGACCCGCTCGGCCTGCCGGGGCTGGATGGGTTCGGCGTGGCCGAAGGTGCCGGTCGGCAGGGCCTCCGCCATCAGGCGGTCGAAGGGGCTCATGCGGCGGTCCTTTCGGCGTCCTGGTGGCGGGCGGGATGGACGGTTCCGGCGGGGAGCGGCATGCCGTCGAGGTGGCAGCGCTGCCCGGGTGCGGCCTGGCAGGTGGTGCAGCAGGCGACGGTCTGCGCCCACAGGTCGATCCGCTGCTGGTGCGGGGCGGGGAGCGTCTGGTCGCGGGTGCGGAGGTGGCAGCGCTGGTTCGGGCCGGCCTGGCAGTGCGGGCAGGTGACCCCGTTCAGGTCGCGGCGGATGCCGCTCGCCCAGCGCTGGGCGGGGGCGGCGTCGAGGCGGGCGCGGCCTTCGCCGATCTGCTGGCGGAGTTGGGCGCGGAGGCTGCCGTTACGGCGGGCTTCGCGGGTCGCGGCGATGTCGGTCGGGGCGGGTGTCCAGTCGGCGGTGGTCACGATGCGGCCTCCTCGTCGAGGATTTCGGCGTCGGGGATGTCGTCGGCTTCGCGGGCGAGGTACTGCGCGGACCGGGCTTTGATCGCCTGCTCCTGGCTGGCCAGTTGGGCGGCGGTGAGTTCCGATTCGCCGCTGGCGGCCCGTAGCCGGGCGGTGTGCGGCTTCAGGCGGGGCTTGCCCATCGGCTGCTTCTCGGAGGCCCCAGGCGCCTTGCACGGCTTGCCGATCGCCGCGTGGCAGGCGGGGCACTCGATGCCGAGCGGGCCGGACCGGCGCACCGAGTCGATGACCTCGGCCTCGACGACGTGCTCGTCGCCGTCGACGGTGCGGTTGCCCTGCCAGCCGAGCTCGGACAGTCCGGCCATGAGCTCGCGAGGCGGCTCACCCTTCCCTGGCGCCAACTGACCCTTCGGGGCGGGGACGCAACCGGAGGCGATGGCCTGAGTCTGGCCGCGGAGGCGGGCGAGGTACTCGGGGACGGTCTCGCCGGCGACGGGCTCGTACTGGAAGTTCTCCAGCCGGGCGCTGCGGATCTTCGTGCGGAGGGTCTTGACGTGGTGGGGCAGGATCCACAGGCGCTCGTTCGGATTCTGCGGCGGCGTCGTGTAGTAGCTGGCAACGGCGTCGCGGGCGTCCTGGTCGAACGGCACGTCGTACAGGGCCGCAGCCCACGACTTGGCGGCAGCGACGGACGGCTGCCGGTTATCGAACCCGGAGCAGTGCGCGAGGAGCGCGGCAGCTTCGGTGGCGTTCATGCGGGATCTCCTTCCTGGCGGAGTTGTTCGGCGACGGCCAGCCAGCCGGCGACCTTGGCGTCAGTGCCGGTGAGGGGCTGACCGGTGGGCAGCTGGAAGACGTTGCCTGCAGGGGCTGCGGCGTTCATGGCTTCGTTGACGAAGCTGGGGATGGCAGTGGGCGCGGAGCCCTTGGCCATCCACTTGGCCAGGCCGCGTCGGATGTCGTCGGCGTCGATGCCTTCGTCGAGCAGCTTCTTGATCTGCTTCGAGGTCTGACCGATGGTCTGGCCGGGCGGGCGCTTGCTGCACCGGTCGATCCACTCGCCGACGATCGTCTGCGCGGTGATGGGCTCAGGCTCCGAGGGGGCGGCTTCTGTCGCGCCGACGAAGTCGGAATCTTCGACGAGTACGAGCTCGGATTCATCGTCTGCCTCAACCCACGCCCCCTCTTGTATGGGGCTGGGGATAGGGGCAGGGGTAGGGGCAGGGGCAGGGGCCGCGCGCACGTGCGTGGCTGCGCGCCCGTGCGTAGAGGGTTTCGGACCCCCTTCGGCAGGGGGCTGCGAAGGGGTATCGGAGGGGGTTACCGAGGGGGTTCCCTTACCCCCTTCGGATGGGTCCGGGGTGGGAGTACCGAACGCCTTCCGCAAGGTGTCGATGTGCTCGGCGACTTGCTCCTGGATGGACGGGCCGGTGCCGCCGTTGCGCAGCTTCGCCGGCTCGGCGCTGAGCTCCTGGAGCGGGATGCGGTCCATCTCGGCGAGCAGGGCCTGCTGGAGCTTGCGGGAGGAGATTTCGAGCGCGCCGGACACCATGGCGCCCATGACCTTCGGCATGCGCCAGACGCCGTCGTTGCGGACGAAGGAGCGGATGAGGAGTTCTTCGGTGTCGTGGTCGACGACGACGAAGTTGGTGTCCTCCAGCCGGCCGATGCGCTTCTCCAGCTCGGCGACGGTCAGCCCGCGGGCTTTGCGTGCCCAGCGCCGGAGGGTGAGGTCGAGCAGGCCGGCGTGGTTGAGGTTCGGCTGCGAGATGAAGAACAGGTAGAGCCGCTGTTCTTTCTCGTCCAGGTCGAGGAAGTCGTCATCCTCCCAAGCACTGGTGAGGATCCGTCCGTGGCCACGTGCCATGAGTAGTTGTCCTTCGGAGAGTGCTGGTTGGGGGCTTGGGGTTTGTGTGGCCGAGCCCCCTAGGGCGGCCTTGGGCGCGTTACTCGGGCTTCGAAAGGAGCTCGACGAGTCGGGCGCGTTGCCTGTCGGTGAGATTGCGGCGCAACTTCGCGGCGATATCCGTCATGGACCGGTCCAACCGGAGCTGGAGCGACCGCGGACGCACCACGAAGACGGATGGCCGGTCCTTGACCCGGTACGGGCGCCGGCCAGCTATGTGCTGGTCGGCCAGGTCGAATTCCTCTGGCGTTGGCCGCTCGAAAGCAGCCAAGTGGTAGGCGCGGGCCTTGTCCGCCCACGGCAGTGACGCCGGCCCCCAAGTGGCGGTCCTGTCGTGCCTCGACATGACCGAGTTGCAGCGGTCGCAGATCAGCCCGCGCACGAAGAACAGACCAGCGCTCTCGAAGTGATCGATGACCAGAGCGCCGCGCGGAGTCTCGCCCTCGGGCGTCGCGCAGAGCTCGCATCGCCCGCCCGCCCGAGCTAGCAGCAGGTCGAAGCTGTTGCAGGTCATGCCGTACTTCTGAAAGTGATTGCAGGTGTTGCCGAGCATGGCGTGACGTGTCTCGGTACGCCGATTGGGCTCGATCGAAAGCTCCCTCGTCATGAGAATGAGAATAGCGTTCGCGGTCCGCGTTCACAATGCGCGGTGGCGTAGCGCGACCACAGATCGGTGTGTCACTATGTGCAACATGGATGAGCTGGACGAGAGGATTCAGGCCGCGGCCAAGAAGCGGGCCCGCGCCGAGAAGGCCTTCAGCGACGCCGACACCGAGCTGCGCGAACTGCTTGTGGAAGGTCGCGCCGCCAACAAGGGCCCCTCGCACATGGCGAAGCTGACCGGCTTCACCCGTGAGTGGGTTGCGAAGATCGCGCCCGCCGCGAAGTCGTAGCTGCTTCACGTCCCCTCCTCCTCCCTGCCCCGCCTTCCGGCGGGGCTTCGTCGTGTCCGGGCTAGGCGGCTTGCTGTCGGCTGCGGGCGCGGTGGACGGTCCGCGGGCTGCAGCTGACGCGTTCGGCGATGACCGAGGCGGGCAGCTGCCAGGCGTCGAGCTGGCGGATGGCGGCACGGCGTTCCCGCGGGGTGAGCCGCTTGGGCGGATCCCCGGCGGCGGCCCGTTCGATGGCTGCTTCGTCGGGTTCGGCGGGCACGTAGTTGTCGGCGAACCAGGTCCGGCTGCGGTGTCGGGCGCAGGCTCGGCAGTACAGCCAGCCGGTCGGGTAGTGGGCGACGTTTTCGGGGAACGGGTGGCCGTGCCTGCAGGCGGGGCTATCGGCGGTGACCAGGTAGCTGGGGATGTCGAGGCGCTTGCGGTATCGGGCGATGGTTGTGCGGGCAACGCCGGTTGCCTGGTGGATGCTGCGGTCGCTGTGCCCGGCGTGAAGCAGTGCCTCGACCTGGCGGCGCGTTTCGTTTGCGAGGCCAGTCATGCCGCCACCTCCCCGAAGATCGCCCGGTAGTTGTCGCGGATCTGCTGGTCGTCGACGTGCCGCGGGTGGACGCAGCCGGTGACGTCGCAGCCGCCGCGGACCCAGCCGACGGGCTCCCGGGTGTGGGCGAGGCTGAAGGCGATGCGGTGGACGGAGTGCTTGCGCCCGCCGTGGCGGACGCTGGGCGCCTGCTCAGGCCGGTAGCCGGGCCAGATCAGGTGGCCGTCGACGGTGGGGACGGTGCGCCGCCAGAACAGGTCTTCGGGGCTGGCGGCGGCAGCTACGCCGGGCTTGTGCTGAGGCAGGCCGAGTTGGGCGCGCAGGCCGCGGGCGTGGCGGCGCGAGACGTGGAGTTGTCGCTCGATCGCCTTGTCGCTGTAGCCGGCGCGGAGGAGTTCTTCGATGGCGGCACGGGTGCTCACGCGGCCACCTCCAGCTGCGCCTGCTTGTCGGCCCGCTGCTGCTGCAGATGGTTGGCGCAGAGTCCGCGGCCGGAGCTGGCCCGCTTGCAGTCGTCGAGAGTGCACAGCTGGTCGGCGGGGAGCATGCCGGCGTCGGCTTCCCACTCTTTGATCTGCCGCTCGTAGACGCTGAGGCGGGTCGAGACGGTGGCGCGTTTGACGTCGTGGCGGCGCAGCCAGAGTGCGGCTTCGCGAAGCTCGTCGGGGTTGAGCGGCGGGAGAGGCTGGTCGTTGTTGAGGACGCGCTCGACGGCGTACCAGTCGACGCGGCGGGTGCTGAACTCGCTCTCTTTCGCGGGCGGCACGAAGCGGAGGCCTTGACCGCGGGCGATGGCGGCGATGAAGGGACGCTCTCGCATCTCAGCCACGGGGTCCCTCCTTCCGGCGGTTGTCGGGGTTGTTGGCGTGGCGTTCGAGCTGGTGAATCCCGTCGGGGATGCTGCGGATCGCGCGCCGCCGTTCGAGCCGCCGACTGGCCGCGTTGAGTCCGGCCCAGACGGCGCTGAAGGTGACTGCGGCGAGCAGGATCAGCACCCCGTAGGCGGCGGCGAGGTTGATCAGCCAGTTGGCGACCGGGTTGGCGGCGGCATGGTTGTCCCTCACGTCCGCCTCCCGCGCGCCCAGTCGGCGACGACCGTCCCGGCCGCGACCAGTCCGCCCGCGACGGCTCCTACGGCGATGAGGGCCAGGTACAGGCGGCCGAGGCTGCGGTCCTCCAGCCGGGCCATCACGCGGTCCACCGCCTCGTGGGGATCCCGGCCTGCTCGGCGAGGGCTGCGGTGTGGCTGGCGCCTCGGCTGCCGTTGCGGATGAAGGCGAGGCAGACGTCGGCGCCTTTGTCGACCATGACTTTGTTGCGAATTGGACCGGCCGCGTTGCCGTGGACGTGCCAGGCGGCGGGATGCGGTTCCTCGGTGACCCGCTCGAAGTCGTCCGTGCAGGCCGGGGTGAAGGTCGTCAACGCCCACGCCTTGGCCATGATGTCGGCGCCGGTCGGGCAGTCCCCATGGACGACGACCAGGGGCTGATCGTGCGGGCGGACGGCGAGAACTTCGTCGAGGGCGCGACGAACGACGCCGATGCCCTGCCAGTCACGGCTGCCGGTGACGAGAACGCGGTACGGCTCAGTCATCACGCGGCCGCCTTCCGCTGCTGGGCGGCTGCTGTGATGCGGTCGGCGGTGCGGCGGGCGGCGATGTGGCGGCCCTTCGCGGTGAGCTCCCACAGCGCGATTCGGTGTCCGTGGGTGGCGGCCGAGGTGGACGGCACCATCCGTCCGGTGTGGGCGATGATCCCCGCGGTCCGCAGCGAGTTGATCGCCGCACCGAGGAGGCCTTCACCGAGGTCGGGGAGGACGTCCCGGAAGTCGTTGCAGGAGAACTCCGCGGTGACGGAGCCGAAGTGGAGGACCGCGCGTTCGACGAGGAACAGGTCCCATTCGGAATGGCGGGCGATGTCGTCGAGGAGGGCGTCCTTCTCCGTGGACGCGAGCCGCTCGGCAACAGACAGACGACGGGTCATGTGATGTCCTTGGGTCGAGGGGCCGGCCCGATTCCCGCGGGCCGGCCTCCGATGTGCGGGCTACTTGCTGTCGACGAGCTCGGCGGGGTACACCCCGTCCTCGTCGGGTCCGGAGTTCTCCGACTTCTTGCGGTCGGCGATCTCCTTGAGGTCGGCGATCAACTGGTCGTTCAGGTGGCCGGCCGCGTTGGCCTGGCGGTATACGTCGCCGACGTCGTCAGGGGTGAGGGCGCCTTCGGCGAGGGCCAGGTAGTCCGGGCGGGGCGCCTCGATCGCGGCCACCGCCTGCCCGCCGCCAGCGGGGTTGAGGGCAACCGCGGTCGGCAGCGGCCCGGCGAGCGCCTGCCGCGGCGTAACCCCACGCAGCTCGACCACGACGACCGGGAACTTCTTCGTCTCCCCCTCGCGGACGACCTGCCGCGGTTCGATCCGCAGCGTCACCGGCACGAACCCGCGGCCGTCAGTCCCGGCGAGGACCATGTCGACCATGCCGCCCCACTCGGATGCGGCGTAGAAGGAGTGCGTCTCGGCCCGCCACAGACCCATCCCTGACAGGTCCGGGAGCATCACATTCAGGCGGGACGTGGTGGAGCAGACGACGCCCTTCTTCTGCTGGTGCCAGTCCTCACCGAACCGGGCCGCGCAGAGGCAGGCCTGCCGCGACAGGAGCTCGGTCTCGCCGTCGCATCGGCGCTGGCATCCGCCCTTCGTCCAGAGTTCGTTGTACTGATTGAGCGGGTCGCCGGGCGTGATCAGAGCCTCGATCGAGGACGCCTTCGTGATGACCCGCCACTGCTGGGTCGTCGAGTTGAGCGGCGCCCACTGCTCGGGCTTGCCGCCCCACAGTTCGGCGGCTGCGCGAACGTGCTCTTCGGAGTGGGAGGTGACGACCCAGTTCGCGGACCGCATGGGCCGGTTGCCCTGGGTGTAGCCGGTGCGGAGTCGGCCGTGCTCGGCGGCACGGGCCTGGATGTTGCGGAGTCGGGAGCCCACGGTCAGGCCACCTTTCGGAAGTTGCGCCACCGGGCCGGGACGGGCTGGTCCGGGGCGAGAAGGGCCGGGTAGGAGGAGGGGGCGGCGTGGTGCCACAGGGCGTTGACGAGGGCGCCGCGGAAGGCCCTGTGGGCGTCGCGGCCGGCGGGCATCTCGACGAGGGCGTGGGACTTGGCCCGCAGGTTGAGGACGCCGGTCTTCTGGATCTCCGGCATCGGCTGCTCGGTGTCGTCCGGGAGCAGGACGGTCTCGCAGTACCGGAGTGCGGCGAGCTGCTGGGTGTTCTCCGGATAGACGGCCTTCGCGGAGCGCGTGGCGGACGTCTTGAAGTCGATCAGCCAGAGTTCGAGGGCACGCGCTTCGCCGGTGGGCAGCCAGATCATGAGGTCCGCAGTACCGGCGTAGCCGAGGCGGCGGTGCAGGCATGTGATCTCGGCGGCTTCGACGTGCTTGTCGATGTCGACGCCCCAGAAGGCGAGGAACGCCTCCAGCTGGGCGAGGTAGGGGGCGACCGTCGCCTCGACCGCGAACGGGGCGCCGAGGAGACGGAGTTCCGCAGCCCGGTGGATGAGCGTGCCGAGATCGGACGCGGTGTCCCGTGCGTCGACGTGGATCTGCTTGAGCTGCTTGACCAGCGCGGCCCGGTCCGTGATGGCCCGGCGGGCAACTTCCATGCGGTGGTCGAGGATCCACTCAACGGTGACCTTGACGGCCCACGGCATCAGCGCGTGCTTGTGGACGCTTGTCCCGAGCACGTTGGTCACGGAGACGAGATCCGGTCCGCCGGCTGGGTCGGTGTAGTACCTGCCGTTGTCGGTGTCGTGGGCGTGTCGGGGCTCGGTCATGCGGCACCGTCCCCGGGGACGAGGCGTTCGCAGTCCTCGCACAGTCCGGCCTCGGGGACGAACGGGCCGTCCTCGTCGCCGCAGCGTGTGCAGCGCAGCGGCTGCTGGTTGCTGGTCATCAGAAGGGGTACTCCTCGGTGGTTGTGCGTCCGGGCCAGAGGGGGAGCCGCCAGGTGCGGAGTTGGTCGAGGCAGTGGCAGTCCTCCCAGTCCGGGTCGCCGGATGCGGTCACCCAGCCGTGGCCGCCGCGCCCGTAACAGGCACCGCAACGCGGGTCGGGCTTCGGCTGTCGGGTCAGGTGGATCGCCCGCTGGTGCAGTTCCAACTGCCAGCGACCGAAGGTGCGGGTGAGATACATGAGGTGCTCCAAATAGGTGTGGGGTGCCGGGCCTCCGCCCCGTCAGGGGGGTGTCGGGGCGGAGGCCTCGGCTGCGGCGGAGCGGCTTGGGGGAAGCGCTCGACGCCGCGTATGGGGGTTGGTCAGGCGGCGGCCGGCTCGACGGAGGCCTCGTCGACCTTGGTGGCCTTCCAGGCGTCCAGCTCGCGACGGACGGTGAGGTCGTGGCTGTCGCTGGTGCGGATCGGCATCTGCATTCCGATGAAGTCGGCGGCGACGATGATCGTCGGCTGGTGCTCGCCGACCGACCACATCTGCACCGGGCCCGGCAGTTCCTTCCAGGCGCCGAAGAACTTCGGGGTCATCGCCATCTGCGCAGTGGCGGCGGCCTTGTCGAGCTGGGGCAGCAGGTACTTGCGCCAGTTCAGCGGCCCCTGCTTGGGCTGCAGCAGGTTGATCGCGATACGGCTGCCGGACTCACCGGACAGGATCAGCTGGGTCTCGGTGCGCTCCAGGTTGACCGGCTTGGTGTCCAGCAGCTTGATGGCGGCGGCGAGTTCCTGGACCTGGGTGCGGTGGATGACTGCACTCCACGGCTCGTCTTCGGCCTTCAGGAGCTGGGTGCGGGAGACGCCGAGGGTGAACCGGTTGGTGGCCATGGCGTACAGGTAGCTGCCGTCGTGGTCGAAGGTGATGGACTGCAGGGTTTCGACGTCGTTGCGGTCGCCCATGTGGGGCTTGGCCTGGTTGACGAGTCGGCTGAGCGTGAGGTTGGCGATGCTGATCACGGCTGATCTCCTATGGGATGCTGGTGTCGGATCCCCGGGCGTCTCAAGCGCTCGGGGTTCTTGCGTTGGGCGCCGGCCGGGCGGGACGGGGCACCGCCCGGCCGGACGATCAGGGGGCGGCGGGCATCGCGTACACGGGCCAGACGGCCGGCTGCGGCTGGTCGAGGATCGGCAGCTGCTGCGTTGCGTCGTTCGCCATGGACCGGCCGACGGGCACCGGGTACGGGATCTGCACGTGTGAGACGTAGGGCCGGTCGAGTCGCTGAACGGTCTCGGTGATGCGCGGCCGGGCGTTGACGACCGCGCGGCGCAGACGCTCCTGCTCGGCGGCTCCGCGGATCACCCGGTCGCTGAGCTTCCGCACGCGGGCCTTCAGCCGGCCGTTCTCCTCTTCGGCGACCGCGATCCGCATCTCGTCCTGGCAGGCCCGGATGATGGCCCGGGTCAGGTCGCAGGTGAGGTCTTCGTTCGCTGCGATCAGCGCCCGGTTGTCGGCGTCGGCCTGGTCGAGCTGGGCTTGCAGTTGGGCGATGCGGTGGGCGGCGGTGTGCTTGCCGCGGGTCGTGTGGGTGAGGCTCACAACTGGCCTCCTTTCAGGCGCTGCTGCTGGTCGATGAGGGCGGCGAGTTCGGCCTGCCGTTCGGTGATGACGGCGGAGGCTGTGCGGATGTACAGGCGGTAGAGGGCGTTGGTGAAGCCCGCGATCGGCGACATCCGGGGCGACGGGAGCGGGGCGGTCACTTGCCCCTCCTCGGTTGTTTCCGGAGGCCGAGCTGGTCGAGGAGTTCGAGGACTCCGGCCGCGATCTCCGGGTCTTTGGCGAGCTCCCGGCCGACGAGCTTCGGCATCAAGTCGTCACGCGGGTCCGGGTGCTCGGCGGCGATCTGGTCGGCGATCCGGACCGCGGCCCGGCGCCGCTCGTCGGCCTCGTAGTCCGTGTCGGTCCGGCCGACGAGGAGGCCCTCCTGGCGAAGCTCGGCGCCGCTCACGCCGCCTCCAGGACTTGCCGGTACATGGCGGCGGTCGTCGGCTGCGGCACCGGCACGAGCGGCCCGTGGGCGGCGTACACGTCCGGCAGCGGCACAATCCCGGCGCCGGCCTCGTCGACGCGGAGCATGAGCGGGTCACCGGACTCGGTGTGCTCGCACGTCCACAGCCAGCGGGACCCGTCCAGTGCGGCCTGTACGCGGTCGAGGTCGATCTCCGTGCCGTCGAGGAGGATGGTCATGAGACGGCCGCCAGACTGTTCTCCAGCCGCGCGATGGACAGGGCCTGCTGGGCGACCTCGACGAGCTTGGCGAGGGTGGCCTCGTCGGAGCCGTCCAGGTTGATGGCGAGCGCGGTGCCGAGGCCGATGATGGAGTGGCCGTCGTAGACCTCGAAGGTGACCAGGTCGGGCTCGTTGCCGAGGCTCATCGAGGCCTGGGACAGGCGGGGCTGCGTCACGACATCTCCTGCGTGGTCGGGTACGGGAGGGGCGGCTCGGTTGAGTCGGGGTCGGCGTCGTGCAGCCAGTGGCGTTGCTCGGCGAGCTCCCCGGCGTTGGCCGGCTGGTGGGGCTGCTCGGCGAGGAGGAGTCGCAGACTCTCGGCTGCCGCGGCCTTCTTCTGCCGTTCGACCAGGGCGGCCATCCGGTCGCGGAGCGTCGACAGCGGCACGTCCGCGCTGGTGATGTGCGGCGGCGGGGACTGGAAACGCTTCGGGGTGAAGGTCATGACGCCGCCTCGGTCCGCTTGTCGTCACCAAGCGCGGCGCGCTGGACCGGCGCGACCCAGTCGGGGACAGGGATGGGGTTCTCCCAGCGCATCGCGTTCCGCTGCTCGCGGTCGCAGATGTCCAGCACGGCGCTGATGCGGTTGGTGAGGAGCTGCTTCGCGCCCTCGGCTCCTACGCGGTACGCCTGGTAGTTCTGTTCGGCCTGCTTCAGCCAGCCCTGGTACGCCTCGCGGTCCTTGACGACACGGAGGATCCCCTCGCCATGCGCCTCAGCCCGGAAGCGGGCCGACGCCCAGGCGAGCTTGAACCTGGCACGCTCGCCCTCGGCCTTCACGGCGCGGTCGCGCCAGCGCTTCTTGCCGTCCTCGTGGTGCTGGATCGTTCGGCGCAGCTCCGGCAGCGTGGAACGCTCCAGGAAGGCGAGGTGCTCCTTGTGCGCGTCCAGTTCGGTGCGAAGCCGCTCGACCTCGGCTCGCAGCTCGGCCTCCGGCGCCACTAGGTCGGCCGACAGCGGGACGCCGGCCTTGGTGATCGCGGCAGCGAGCTTCTCGTCGTAGGCGGTCATGAGGTCGCCTCCGGTCGCTGCTCGCCCGGGTGGGTCTGGTTGCGGACGGGCTTCCACGGCGGGTTGTAACTGCCGGGGCACAGCTCGGATCCCCCGCGGAAGCGCCATGCGTGGGCGCCCATGACCCTGCGCGCGGTCATGGCCCGGTCCTTGCCGCAGTGCTTGCACCAGCCGCGCGGGCGGACGGGCTCGGGGACGGCCGGGTAGACGATGCGGTAGCAGGGGTGCGTGTAGACCTTGAAGCGCTCGCCTTCGACCCGAAGGACAAGGCCACCGTTGCTGGCGCCGACGATCGTGGCGGGCTTGCCGTCGTACTCGATGCGCATCCGGTGTCGGGCCGGCACGTCGTAGGTGCGACGGATCCATTCCATCGTGCTCGTCATGACGCCACCGCCTTCGGGAACTCGTCCCAGGTGCGCCCGTCGAGTTCGCGGCCGGCTCGCCCCTTGCCCCAGCGGCGGATGGCGGCGGTCCCGTCCGGCAGGGCGCATCGCTCCAGCGACCAGGGTTTGTGCCCGATCTCGTGTAGCCAGTACCGGCGCTCGCCGTCTTCCTCGAACCAGTTGCCGGTGTGGACGTGAGTGGCTCCGCAGGCCTCGCTGCTGGCCTTCGCGGCGGCCAGCTCCTCGTCGGTGCCTTGCCAGCCGGTGTCGGGGTCGCAGACGCGGACCTGGAACGGCGCGGGTCCCCACTCGCCCCACTGCTTGAAGAAGAACGGCACGTGGTTCTGTTTGCACTGGTCGCGGAGACTGGTGGCCCAGTCCGGGTGCATTGCCCGTGCCCGGTGACCGGACTCGCCTCCGACGATCACCCAGTCCAGCTTGCGAATGTGGCCGTTCTCGCAGCGCCGGTCAGCACAGCGGAAGCACGCCTCGTCATGCCCTTCGCCCTCACAGCACGGGCAGGCCTGCCAGACGTAGTCGTCGATCCAGACCGGGCCGAGGAGCGGCTCACAGGACAGGAAGCGGACCGCGGCCGGGACGTTCACCAAGGCAGGGATGCGGAGGTCGGCGTACTTCTGATTCTCGACGCTCGTACCGATCCACACGTTCGGCAGCGGCCAGCCGGCGCGGTGGTAGATGCCGTGCTCCAGACCCGGGACGTAAGTCGGGCTGTGCGAAGTCGCGGCCCACTCCATCGATGCCCGGAAGTGCTCACCGTTCGGATGCCCGCACTTGCAGCGCTCGTTGAGGATGCGGGCAGCTCGCTCCGGGCGCTTCGTCAGGATCTGGTACGTGTGCTGAGGCGTTGCCGCCATCACCGCGAAGACGCGAGCCAGGAACTCACGGGGGACGCGAGCGTGGAACAGGTCGCTCATGCTGTTCACGAAGACGCGGCGCGGCTTCTTCCAACGCAGCGGCTCAGTGAGCGCCTCCTCGTGGGTGGCGATTCCGAAGCCCGGTCCCGAGGTGCGCGGGTCCCCGTCGGTCTGGTACTTCGTCTGCCCCATGGCCTTGAGCCTTTTGGCCATGCCCAGCGCGTAGCAGTTGTCGCATCCGGGGCTGATGCGGTCGCATCCGGTCGTCGGGTTCCAGACCTCGTCGGTCCACTCGATCTTCGTCATGCCGCACCGCCCTCGGGAAGCTCGCGGAACGCGCCCTCGATCGAAAGATGCGTCTGGAATCCCTGAGCGCCGCGCACTTCCTCCGCCTCAGCGTTCGCCCGTCGCGCCAGCACCGGCAGTGCGTGCGGGTGGACCTCCCACGCCGAGCCCGTGAACCAGAAGAGATCCGTGAACGGCTTCTTCGGAGCGGTGGTCTGCTTCAGAACGCCGGCCTGCCGCAGCAACCGGGCGAACGAAACCGCCGTCCAGTCGATGCCGTACCTCTGCCGGATCACTGCGACTGCCTCATCGAGCGTCCACGTGATCGGCTCACCCAGACCGCGGCCAGCGGCTCGGGTACGCGCCTCCTGCCAGGCGGAGAACTCAGCGTGATAGGTCTGCTCGACATCCAGCAGGTGGGTGCGGATCTGCTTTGCGGTCTCGGAGTCCCGCAGCAGCATCGCCAACCGGAGCACCGCACGGCGGGGCAACAGGATCAGCGAGCGCGCCTTGGACGAGATGTTTGTGAGGGAGTCCGACTCCCCCGCAAGCTCCGCACGGAAGATGGCGAGGTCCGGACCGGAGAGCACCCGCATGCCGTCGGCGTGCAGCTCGTCTCGGTTGTTCCTGACGTGCCACTTGATCGCGTCGACTTCGGTGCCGAAGTAGCTTGCGGCCACCTCGACGGTGACGTGAGTGGCGTCCAGCGTCCGAAGCATTTTGACGCGGTCGAGGACATCGGTTCGTTCGGCGTGCGCGTCCCGGAGTGTCCGGGACTCGGTCAGCACCAGCTCGTTCGGCTGGTCTGGGAACATGGGAGCCACGCGGCTCCCTCCTTTCGTCAGGACGTGAGGGTTGTTCGCGATCGAGGTCGTCCCGGGCTTGGCGGTTACGGGGCGGCCTCTTTGCCGCTCTAGGCGGCGGCGCGGGCCGGCTCGGACGGCCGGGAGCTGTGGAGCATCTGCTCGTCGGGGCCGGGGCCGATCTGCGCGTCAAGCCACGCGTCGATCTCGGCGACGCTCCAGACGGCCTTGCGGTTGATCGTCTTGGACCGGGGGCCGTTGCAACTGCCAGTGCGGCGCTGGATCTTCCGGTCCTTGTAGAGGGTCTCGATGGTTCGACCGGAGAGGCGGGACGCCTCGTCGATGTAGACGTGGCCGGGTGGGGCCGCTTGCGTGAACTGCGGGGGGTTGCGGGGCACGGTCACTCCTTTTGATCGTCATTCGTAGTCGAAGTGACGCAGTTTGGCGTCACTGGGGGCGCGAAAAGGTTGAGGATGCTGCACCCGAACGCCCTCACGAGGTCGTGGGCGACGAGTACGTCGACGTTGTCCTGGGCGCCGCTGGCGAGCTTCTGAATCAAGCCGGGGCTGACGTTCACGGCTTCCGCCAAGGTGCGAACCCTGAAGGGGATACCGGTCCAGGGGTTCTGCATGAACCATCTGAACATTTCGGCGGATTTGAGCGTGTAGCGCGGTCGGCTCAATGGATCTCCAGTGGTGCGGACTGGCTTCGGCTTGACCTAAGTAGACCACCAACCGCGTCGCTGTGTCTACAGATTGGGTCACCCAACCCCGAGTGTTGGTAAGAGTTCCGGCCAAGTAGCATCGACCTGTGGACGATCCGTCTACAAACGAGGATGGTTGTACGCAGTGACCTGCTACTTTTCCAGCGCACCCCACGCCTCCTAGATACAGCCGGTGGAAGAGTGAACCGAGAGGACGACCAGGACATGACGGCAGCGTCCCCCGCGCCGGACTCCAGCGCGGCCGAGCCATCCCCCGTTGGCCCGCTCTCCCAGCTCATCCAGGACGCCCTCGACGGCGGCAAGAGTCTTCGAGACCTCGGCAAAGCCGCGATCGACCCCAAGACCGGCACGAAGATCTCCTGGCAGTACTTCCAGAAGCTCGTCAGGAACCCGCCGGCCGCAGCCCCCAACCCGACCCAGATCGGCGCCATCGCAGCCGCGCTCGGCAAGTCGGAGCTGCGCATCAAAGAGGCCGCAGCCGAGCAGTGGCTCGACTACCGGGCCACGGAACTGGCCGGCTACGGCGGCACCGCGCGCATCATCCTCGGGCACGTCGGCGCAATGACCGAGCAGCAGCGCAGGCGCTGGCTCGCCATGATCGAGGCGGACGAGCGGTCGCGGCGCGAGGACTAGCACGGTCACGGGTACCAGCATGGCGCCTGATCGGAAAGTTCCTAAGTAGACATTTCTTACAACAGATTGTGGCCATCCGCTAACAGGTCGTACCCTTCCACAACCGTGCACTGGTGGCCGTTGCGTCACTGGCGCACCGCCACAACGGGAGGGCGCCATGCTGCGTGTTGTGTACCAAGCCGCCAACCTCAAGCCCGGGAAGATGTCCGACTGGCGCGAAAGCCGCGGACTCGTCGAAATCCGCGTAGCCAAGGGGACCAGGGCCAAGCAGTTCCTCCCCTCACTCAACGAGACCCTGCGCGACTTCGTGAAGAACGCCCAGTGGTACCAGCTGTGGGACGGCGAGATCGTCTCCGCCGATCACCCCGAGAACCCGATCTGCGTTGTCTTCGAGGTCTCTCCGTTCCAGCCGGCGCCGTACATCGACATCCGCGAGCACAAGGGGCGCGTCGTCCTGTACGTCTCCCCTACCGCGACGATCGACAAAATCGCGCCGCTCCTCAATACCTCCATCGAGGAGTTCCTGGCCGGGGGACAGTGGTTCCAGCTGTGGCACGGAGAGATCGTCACCATGGATTCTCCTCCCGACTCCATGGCGGCCTGACCGCGAGGGCTGAGGGGGCAACATGGCTGGGTACATCGAAGACCGCTGGCTCAAGAAGGCGCCGGACGGCAAGCGGACCATCCGTACCGAGCGATACGGCAAAGGCCAGCGCTACAAGGTCGCCGGCATCCCCGGAGTGCGCGCCCGGTCGTTCCCCGACAAGCAGAAGGAAGCCGCCAACGCGTGGCTCGCGAAGGCCATCTCCGACAGCAACAGGGGCGAGTTCATCGACCCGCGCGACGGCAACATGCTGCTGCGGGACTACGTGGACCAGCACTGGTGGCCGTCCAAAACCGGTGACCCCGCAACCCTGCAGACCGTAGGGCACCGGATCCGCGGCCAGATCCTCCCCCACCTCGGGAGCACCCCGCTCAGGCTCATCAAGGTGGACTCGCTGCGCGTCTGGCTCAAGCAGTTGGAGGGGGAGGTCGCGCCGGGGACCGCAGTCGTCGCGTGGGGGTACCTCAACAACATCCTGGAGTGCGCCGTCGACGACGAGCGCATCTCCAAGAACCCGTGCCGGGCGCCCACTCTCAAGCCGCCGTCCGCGCCCCGCTCGAAGGCCCGCGCGTGGACCAGGAGCCGGGTTCTCGCCGTGCAGGCCCAACTGCCCGAGTACTACCGCGTGCTCGTCGACATCGGGGCAGGGGCGGGACTGCGGCAGGGGGAGGTGCTCGCCCTGTCGGAGGACGACATCGACGTGGAGGGCGGCTTCATCCACGTGCGGCGCCAGATCCGCAGCATCGAAGGGAAGCTCGTGTTCTCGCTCCCGAAGGGGAACAAGACGCGCACCGTCCCGATGCCGGACCATCTCGCGCAGCGCCTGGCGCAGCACCTGGACCGCTTCCCGGCAAAGCCTGTGACGCTCCCCTGGAAGGATCCTCGGCCGCCGACGAGCAAGGTGGAGGCGAAGGAGCGGGCGCCGCAGACGCACAGACTGTTGGTCGTTAACAGGAATGGCAATGCCGTCCGGGCGAACATGTGGAACGAGGATCATTGGAAGTGGGCGTTGGCCGAGGCCGGGGTGATTCCGAAGCCGAAGCGCGTCCCCCGGAGTTCTGGTGTGGGTACCCGCCTCGTGTACGGGCCTACGCACGAGATGGGCTTCCACTCGCTGCGCCACACGTATGCGAGCGTGCAGCTGGACTCGCGGGAGAATCCCGTGGCAGTCTCGAAGTGGCTTGGTCATGCTGACGCTTCGATCACGCTGCGGGTGTACGGGCACTTCATGCCCGAGGCGGACGGCCGTGGCCGGCAGGCTCTGGACGCCTGGTTCGCGAGGACGGATGATCCCGCGCCATCCTCCCCAGCCGCTCCCCAGGTGTCTGTTTCAGGGGTTTCGGGCGGTGGCCTGCTCCCCCGTCAGGCCGGTGAGCTATGGCAACCTGAGGTGCTGGATACGGCACTTGAGCTGCAAGAATCCGTTGACGCGAACGTCTGAGGCCGAGGTGCCGGTGGCCTTGCCGGGCCTGGTGGGCGGGATGGCATATCAGTTGGCGATGAACCTATATAACGGAGTGCCGGTCCTCGGCCTTTGACCTGTCGGGTCGCCACTACCCCTCTGAACTGGTGGTACTGAGTAGACCTCAGTGGTGCCGAGTTGACCCGACTAGGCTTTCCGAGGCTCCCCGGGCACTCCCCGAGGAGCCTCACTCCCCAGCCGCTCCCCCAGTCCCGCCGCCTTGGCCTGGCCTAATTGAGCGTCTCACCAGCATGTCCGGGCTGGTAGTCGAGCCCGTTACGGCCGGCTTCGGCCCAGCGTTCCTGCTCCAGCTCGATGACGCAGTCCCGGCAGGCTTGAACGGGTTCCTCGTGGCCCACCCGGGGGTGGAGCGTCTTGAGGCGCGCCGCGGGCACCTCGCCCCGTTCGGGGTGCCGGAAGCAGATGCCTGCCGCCCACTCGTAGAGGTCGAGGATCTGCTGTCGGTCCATGCCGTCTCCCAGTGCCGCGTTCTGTCGGGGGGTGGTGGTTTGTTCGCTGGTGCCCGACCTGTTCAACCGGATGCAGGTGGGAGGGGTTCTTCACTCTTTCGAGCGAACGTCCGTTCGAATCTCGGACACTACCTCTAGCCCTGCGGCGTCTGCCATACCGCACGGCTAGGCGATCAAGATCACAGAAAGCCTGGTACCACCAGGCTGACTCATGATCGTCTTGGGTTGAGCGTTTGTCGAGTGACTTCCGACCCGCCAGACAGCGACGCCCTCCGCGAGGAGCGGCAGCGCATCGGCAGGTCCATCCGCAACGTCCGCACAGACCGCAACCTCACCCAGGAGCAGGTCTTCCTCGCCGTCCCACTCAACCGGGCCTACTACCAGCAGATCGAGAGCGGTGTCGCTAACCCGTCCTTGAACACGCTGCTGCGGATCGCCCGCGTCATTGGCGTGCGCATCACCGACCTCCTCCACGGCTGACCTGCCACGACGTTCATTTCGAGCGGCTGACAGAAATTCAGTCAACATCACGTCTGGCTGTTACGGAAGACCACTCTCTGCATATATCTGCACGGGATGCACACAACTCGTCACCCGCCCGTAACCTTCACGGGCACGCGATCCACACAAACCCCACCAGACGGACCCCGTCGCGCGCCGCCTTGTCCCACCGTGGACGATTCGTGTCCCCATCCGCACGGTGGATATCGTCACGCGCCGGCCAGCCCGCGAACGGCCGCAGCCTCCTGCCGCTTCCACTCCCGGTGCAGGCGCTCCGACTTCTCGCACCAGCCGCGGTCGATGTCCCGGCAGTGGTCGCATCCGGTGGTGTGGGTGACGTACCGGCTGTAGGCCTGCTGGAGCGGGGAGAGTCGGGCGCCGGGAGGTATGGCTGCCGTGCCGGTTCCGTGGGGCGGGGGTCGGTCTCTACGCTCGTCCATGTCCGCTCCGCTCACCGGCCTGCACTCCCCGGCCGTGCGTGGGCGGGGCTGTATTAGCAGCTTAGACATAGCATGCTATGGGTTGCTACGTGTGCTACCGCTCGCGTGGCATGGGATGGCGTGTCACGTTGACCGTGTGATCGAATTCGAGGCGGATGTGCCCAGGTGGAAGCAGGTAGCCGAAGTGATCCGGCAGCGGATCGCCGACGGCACCTACCCGCCGCGCACACGGGTCCCGTCGGTCATCCAGCTCGCGACCGAGTTCGGGATCGCCCAGGCGACCGCGCAGAAGGTCCACGGCGGGCTGCGCGAGGAAGGGCTCATCTACACGGAGCCGGGCCTCGGGTCGTTCGTCGCCCGCCAGCAGCCCCCGGCTGAGGGCTGACCGCTGTCCGAGGCTGGCTCTAGGATTTGACCATGCCTCCCACTCCCCCGACCTCGGGCCTCGTGCGGCCGTCTGCCGTGGTGAATGAGGAGATCCGCGCCCTGGTGGTGCGGGCTGGCGGCTGGCTGTACGGGGACACGCGGCGCCGGTACGAGGTGCTGCGGGATGAGTGGACGGTGGCGACTGCGGCCGAGCGTGGGGACATCGTCGAAGCGGCCTAGGTCAGCGCCATCCATGCGAGGCCGCCGAACAGACCCATGCCGCTGGCCACCCACAGCACCGCCATGAGTGCCTGGAAGAGGCCGTAGCGAATCCCGAAAGCCTGCCAGTACTCGCGCCACACTCGCATGCGGTCAGCATGACAGACGCCCCCGCGTAGGATCCCCCGGTGACCATCGACTTCCCCGAACCCCTGCTGGAGCTGGAACGTTCCGCCTGGAAGCAGATCCAGGACGGCGAGCTGACCGTGGACACGGCGCGCGCCGTGCACGAGGGGGTCGCCGCGTTCGCCAAGCAGGCCGGGGTGCCGCGGTACGACGTCGAGATGGGGCTCAAGCGGGCCGTCCGGCACGCGGAGGTCGAGGCGGCCTAGACAGCAGTCCGCCCCGCCCGGTCTCTCGGCGGGCGGGGCGGTTTCAGCTCACGCAGCCAGCATGGCTGATTGATGAGCCCAATTCTACGAGTCGCCACCGACAACGGGGCAGCCGTCGCTACGGCTCCTCGGGCCAGGTCTCCAGCGTCTCGCCCGTCTCCTCGTCGACGAGGGTGATGCGCACGCCGGGCATGCTGCCGCGCTCGCCGACCCACGACGTGAACTGGCGGCGGGCGGTCGCCTCGGAGGTCCACCAGCCCTGCATCGCGGGCCGGCCATCAAGGGTGAGGAGCAGGTGGTAGCGGTCCACGCGGTCAGCCTGCCTCGCCGTCGACGGCCACGGTCAGCGCCACGCCCGCCTCGGCTGCCGCAGCCCGGAGGTCGGCGACGATCCCGGCCGTGGTCGACGGCGTCCGGTTCGAGTCGAAGCGGGCCGTCGCGGTGAAGCAGGCAAGACAGCGGTCCAGCCACCGATGGCCGCCGTCCAGGGCGAGGGCCTTCGTGACGCTGGCCGGTCGCCCGCACAAGCTGCACGGCGCCGGGTCCAGGCCCACCCGGGCGAAGCCGTCCCGGCCGGCAGCCGGCGCCGGGTCGAGGGTGGCCGGGTCGATGCCGAGGGCGAGCAGCAGGTCAGCGTCGGTCATGGCCTGCTCCTCTCGTCGAACCCCTGGTGTGCCGGTGGCAGCGTACAGCCGTAATATCGAACACGTGAACGACTCCGCCCCGTCCCGTCTCGACTCCCTGCACTTCCTCGCCCGCGTCCAGGAGCAAGACCTCGACCGCACCCGCAGGTGGATCGCAGCCGAGGAGCAGCGGCAGGCCGAGCAGCAGCGCGGCGAGCAAGCCCGGCCACCCCAGCCGGACTGGATGATCGAGCAAGGACTCAACGGCGGGCATCCCGTGTACGTCCACGCAGGCGACTGCCACATGACGGGGAAGCGGTCCAAGGGCGTCAGCGAGGACCAGGCGCGCCGGGCGCTCGCCGAAGGGGTCGCCGCCTGCACCCACTGCCGGCCTGACACGGAGCTCGGGTACCTGGACTGACTGCCCTACACTTCGGCTGTCCAGGCCAAGGGGGGCACGTGAACAGCGAAAACGAACCGCCGCGAAGACCGCGGCGTCACCTCATAGTCGGCGGCGTCCTCGTCGCCATACTGGCTGCCCAGTCGGCGGCGCTCATCGCCCAGCAGATGCAGATCAGCGACCTGAAAACCCAGCGCAGCACACCCGGCCCGGCCGGTCCATCCGGGGCGCCCGGACCGGCGGGGTTGCCCGGTCTCCGTGGCCTTCCCGGGCCTGCAGGCAAAGACGGCAAGGACGGCAAGGACACCGTCGTCCCTGTTCAGGACAGCGACACTCAGACGCAGCTCACCGAGACCGAGGCCCGCGCCCACTGCGAGACCGTCGCCAACCAGGCCTATCCGGGCAACAGCAGTAGCGGTGACGACACGCTTGATTCGCTCACTGACTCGTACAGCGCCACGATGCACGAGAAGGCGTTCCAGCAGTGCATGGGCGAGCAGGGGTATCCGCAGTAGAGCAAGGAGGGCGCCTAGGCACTCCGCGGCTTCCGCCCCGTCACCTTCTTGGAAGTCTTCTTCGTGGTCGTCTTCTTGGTCGGCTGCTTCTTCGCCGTCCTCTTGGCCGCGGTCTTCTTCTTCGGCAGGTCGTGGACGGTGGCGTCCTCGCCGCGGGACTCTCGCGCCTTCGCGACGGACTCCTGCAGCGCGGCCATCAGGTCGACGATCTGTGCTGGCTCCTTCGGTTCCTCGGCCGTGGGCGGTTCGCGGTGTTCGCGCTTGGCGTCGATGAGCTGCTCCACGGCCTCTGTGTACCGGTCGGTGAAGTCTTCGCCCTCCAGGTCGTCGATGGTCAGCCGGTCGATGAGGTGTTCCGCCTCGGCGATCTCGTCTTCGGTGAGCTCGACGGCTTCCGGTGTCAGCTCGGCCGGGCTGCGGATCTCGTCCGGCCACCGCATCGCATGCAGCACGATCACGTTGTCGCGGACCCGGAGCAGGCCGAGACGCTCGCGGCCGGACCAGGCGTACTTCGCGACGGCCACCTTCGACGACCGCTCCAGCGCCTGACGGAGGAGGGTGTAGGGCTTGGCTGCGACCTGGCCGTCCGGCTGGAGGTAGTAGCCCTCGCCGATCCGGATCGGGTCGATGCTCTCGGCCGGCATGAACGCCACCAATTCGATCGCCTTCGCTGTCGGCAGGGGCATCTCCCGCAGTTCCTCGTCGAGGACGGGGATGAGCGTGTCCTTCGACAGCTGGTAGCCCTTGCCGATCTCCGACTGGGAGACCTCTTGCCCGTCGATCGAGCAGATCTTCCGGTTCCGGACCCGGCCCATGTCCTCCAGGTGGACCTGGTGGAAGCGGATGCTGTGATCTTCCGTGGCCGACACGACGTGGATCGGCACGGTGACTAGACCGAAGCTGATCGCTCCGCTCCAAATGGTTCGGGGCATTGCAGACCTCCGTGAGCAGCCCCCGTGAGGCCAGCCTATGAAGCGCGGCGGCTGGGCGCACACCGGCGCCGGGCAGCCGCATGCCTCCCGTGGGGAGCCGGGAGGAGCGGCGGGCCCCGCCCAGCTCGCAGCTACACGGCGGGGCCCGGAGTGGGGCCTCACCTGGGGGGATCGGTGGGCCCGCGCGATCAACGATGCACCAGAACCAGCCACGGGGATAGATGCGTGACTGGAAATATCCGCTCCCCGGTGATGCCCCCGGCTGGCGTTCAGAGTCCGATGCCGCGCATCGGGTTGTCGCGCCACTTCTCGGTGGACCGGATGTACTCCAGCACTTGGGGGCTGGTCTTGGACCAGCGGCCGTGGTCGGCGATGAAGCTGACGGGGTGGCCCGCTTTGGCGGCTTCTGTGGGTCCGCCTGCTCGGAGGCCGTGTGCGGTGAAGTCTGCCGCTTTGGGGAGTCCGGCTCGGACGGCCAGGGCGCGGACGCGTTCGTTGATGGCGGCGCCGGACATGCCGCCCGGCTGGAGCTGGTCCCAGCGATTGATCTGGCGGAGCAGCGGACCGTCGGTGTGGCCGTGGTCGGTGAGGATGGCGAGCCAGGCCCGGACGACGCGGACGGGGTCGGTGTCTGGGTGGACACCGTTGGGGATGTGGACCTCGGCGCCTTCGGCTTCCTGATCGGTCTTGGATGTGCGGATGAGGACGACGAGTCCGTCGTCGGTGAAGGCGACGTCGCCGATGTGGAGGGCGGCGAGTTCGGAGCGGCGGGCCATCATGGCGAAGCCGAGGACGATGAGTGCGCGGTCGCGGCGTCCGGCGAGGGTGTCGGGGTCGGTGGCGTCGATCATGGCGCGGAGGATGTCGAGGGTGACAGCGGGGGCCTTCTTCTTGCGCTTCCCCTGATCGGCCCGGTCGCGCTTGTGGGTCTTGAGGATGCGCAACGCGGCCCGGGTGTCGGGTTGTCCGTCGTGGCCTGCTTCGCGGTGGGCGACGCGGATGGTGGCGATAGCCTGCTCGATCGTGGACGGCGCCTTGTCCTGGTCGCAGAGGTGGGAGACGTAGTCGGCGAGGGTCTGGGCGCTGGCGGGTAGGGTGTCGCGTCCGCGTTCCTCGCACCAGGCGACGAAGTCCCGGGCCTGGCGGCGGTAGGCGGTCTTCGTGTTCTCGGGGATGGACCGGTCGAGGCGGTCGAGGGCGGCCGGGGAGAGGACCGTGTTCGGGTCGTGCGGGACGACGTCGGCGACGCGGGGTTCGAGGTCGGTCACAACTCCTCGCCGCGAACGATTCGGGCGGCGCCTCGGAGGATCTGACGCTGGGGCTCATCAATGCCGGGACGCTCGGCGTACTCAGCGATGCGCGCCGCCAACTCATGGGCGTGCTTGTCCAGGGCTGCCGCAACAGTTCGTTCGTCCGCGGCAGCCGATTGGTTGGGGCGCCGGGTGGTGAGTGCGGTCATCAGATCCTGGAAGGCGCTTAGGGTTTCCATGCCCTCCATCGTACCGTTTCTGACCCTCCATAAGTCAGGTTATCGAGGGTTAGAGCATTCTCGAAGCCCTCAGGGAGTGAGCGCGCTTCAGCGGACGCTATGCGCTAGGTCCCGAGTCGAGACCTCCCGGGCGCTCCCGAGGAACCGAGCCGCCTGGATTGGTCATGATGCGCCGAAGTTCCTCCACTAGCTCCGGAGACGGATCGGGAGCCTCGGCGACTCGCTGACGGATAGCGGCGATCACTTCGTCGCCCAGGATGCGGCGGCGCTCTTCACGGTTCATGCCCTATATACCGACCAGGCCACAGTCGAGATACCCGTCATCAGCCGACCGTGGCACAGCTCGAACGAGAGATGGACACAGCGAAACGCCCCCTCCCGCCGAAGCAGGAGGGGGCGTCGTCAGTCTTCGTCGTCGTCCGGCCAGTCGGGTTCGGGTTCGAGGAACGGGCGCGGCGACAACCAGAACGGCGGCGGGGGCTCGTCCATCGGCCGCACTCCAGTCTTCACGCGTCGATGTTGCGGATGTACCGGGCCGCCGGCTCCGACATCGGCTCGGCCGGCGGCGGCTCCAGCCCGGCCTTCTTGATGTGGGACACGAGCGAGCGGACTCGGTACAGGAGCCAGCCGATCGCTTCGTCCTGGTCGCCGATCCGCTGCCGCTGCTTCTCCGCCTCGGTCTCCTGGCGCAGCACGCGGGTCTCCAGACGCTCGATGGCCTTGCCCTGCTGGTCGGTGACGGCGAGGAAGTCGTCTCGCTTCTCCTGCGGCTTGGTTCGCTTCGCTGAGCGTGCAGCCCAGGCCGCCAGGCCTCCGGTGGCGACCGTGCCGAGGATCGACGCAATGGTGTTCGCGTCAGGAGTCATACGGAGGCTCTTCTCTCTTGGGCCGCGGAGGCTCCCCCCATCCGGCCACGACCAGGATTCCGATCGCGAGCCCGCCGTACAGAGCCGCCGCGATCCACCCCCTGGGGAATGTCCCCTGCCACCAGGCGACGAGATACGAGATGATCCACGGCGTCACGATCAACGGCAGCGCGAGGAACCCGAACCGGTCGGAGCCCTGCGGCAGGAACGCCGACACGATCGCCACCACCCCGGCCGTGATCCACAACCAGCCCCACACCACCAACGGCACCCGGTCCAGCAGCAGATGCAGGCCGCGCTGGTCCGGCGGTGGAGCGGAGATCTGGCCGTAGCCGATCAGCCCCCACACCATGCCGAACGCCAGGAGGAACGCGCCGCGGCGGCCGAGCAGCCTGCCCAGCCGCCGGACGATACGGCGCCGCACCTACACGCCCTGGGGGGTGCTCGCCGGAGCGGTGCCGCCCGTCGACGTGGCGCGCTCGATGCCGGGAGCGATCCCGGAGGGCTTCCACAGGAGGTGGTAGGCGGCGCCGATGGCGACGGCGGCGACGAGCATGCAAGTGACGATGGACTTGCTGGAGAACTCACCGTTGAAGTACGCGGTTCCGACTCCGTCGCCGCTGGCGACGGCGAGCATGAGGAGGCCCTTCACGGCGCCGGTCCAGCGGGGCTGCGCGACGATCGCTATGGCGAGCGGCAGCAGGTAGCCGAGGGCCGCAGCCCACAGCTGTGCGTCGGTGGGGTGCATGGTGATCTCCTTGAAGGTCAGTCGGTGACGGTGAAGCCGTGCCGGGCGGCAAGCAGCTTGAGGGAGGCCTTGCCGGGGATGCCGTCGGCGGCGCTGCCTGTGTGGCCGCCGCCTGCCGGGGAGCGCTGCCAACGGGCGTAGGCGCCGACGGTGAGGGATCCGAAGGAGCCGTCGACATACTGGGCGGAGAGGAAACCTTCCGCCTTCAGCGCCTTCTCGACGATCAACACCTCGGCCTTGTAGGAGGTGTGGCCCTGCGCCGCGGTCGGGTCGTGCTTCGCGGCGTAGACGACGTGCGCGAGCGACACCTTGGGCTTTGCCGGGGTGGGCGGCTTGGCCGGAGTAGGGGCCGGCGCGAACAAGGACGGCATCGGGCCCGGGTCGACGTGGCTGTTGCCGGGGACCTGGTTGTGGCCGTAGTGCCCGCCGAGCTTCTGCCAGCTGTCCAGGGAGACGGTGTCGCGGACGAACCCGGTGGGCGTGCCGCCCGGCCAGGCGTCGACGACGCCGAGGCTTCGCAGCCAGGCGACGATCTTGTCGAGGTTCTTGCACGGGGTGTCTCGGACCGTGGCGTACTTCTTGCCGTTGACGGTCTCGCCCTCGGTGAAGACGATCTCGATCTGGATGCAGTACGTGCCGGTCCGGTTCGTCCTGACGCTGCCCGCGTTCTCCAGCGACAGCGAGCGGGAGTCCGCGGGGAAGAACTGCGCCAGCTCACCCGTGAACGGGTCCCAGAGCAGGTGGGGGGCGACGTCGGCACCGCCGCCGGTGAACCAGCCCAGCTCGCGGGCGAACGTCCAGTCAGTCGCGTTGCTGGTGATGTGCCAGACGGCCCGCGCCGGGCCGCCGTTCATCACGCCGGTGTTGCCCAGCGAGTGCCGGGCGGCGCCGGGCATCCACAGGTCGACCATGGTCAGACTCCCGTCACGTGGTTGTCTTTCGCCCACGCCTGCATCAGACCCAACGCCTTAGCCAGGCGAGGATCCACTGGAGAAGGCGCGGGCGGCGAAGGAGGGGTCGGCACCGGGCCGGGCTGCGGGATCGGGTTCTTCTCGCCGGTCAGCGCCGCGAATTGCTCTCCGAGTGCGTAGTAGGACGGCGCGCCGGTGAAGTAGACGCCCGCCTTCTTCAGCCCGTCGGCATCGAGAACGACCCAGGCTTCGTCGACGTAGCGCTTCCAGAACGCTTCGGTCATCGCCGTCTCGGCGCCCCAGGTGACGAGGCCGAACTTCCCTGCCCCGTAGGCGCCGACGATGACGCAGTGGCCGCCCTCGACCGTGGCGCCGCGGACGACGTCCCAGGGCTGGTCGTTGTCGAACTGCGTCATCGCACTGTCGGGGAAGCTGAGGCCGACGTAGACGGTGCCGAACAGGGCGATGGCCTGCTTGATCTCGGTGAGGTTGGAGACGTCCAGCGACGCGTAGGCCGTGATCTTGTGGCCTTCGAGTCCGGTCTTCCGCCAGTACGCGAGGACGTCCTGGCAGTAGGCGCCAGTGTCGCTGTCGGGCTTGGTCGGGTCGTAGCCGGTGATCGCCGAGTACATGCCGAGGACCGACGACTCTGCGGGCTCCACCTCCGTGCCCGTGCCGTAGTAGGTGAGCTGGTTGACGAGGTGCCCGACACCAGCACACGTGCAGTCTCCGACCTCTGCATTCCCGTACATCGGCCAGACGATCCGGTCGTCCTGCCAGTCCATGGCGGCCGGCGGTACCGCAAGCCGCTCGCGGAGGACAGCGGACAGCTTCAGATGCGGGCGGGCCGGTTGCGCGGGAAGCTTCCCGCCGCGAAAGGTGAGAGTCAAAGCCCCTCCCGGGCATGAAAAAAGCCCCGGCAGGGGCTGGGTGGTCTGGGGTTCGGCGAGGTCAGGAGGGGGTCATGGCCCTCGTCGTGTACGCCGTAAAGCCCTTGGTTCCGGCCACTCCGGCGAAGCGGGTGCCGAGCAGGTCGACCAGCGCCTGGAGGCAGGCGTCGCCCTCGGCCTCGTCGGACGGGCCCTCGACGGTGATGTGGAGCTGGAAGGACGTGACCGAGTTGGCGTTGTAACGGCCGTTGACGATCCAGGCGATGTCACTGGTCGATGTCTCGGGCGGGGCGAGGGGCATAGCAACTCCTATGCGGTGTAGGTGGTGACGATGACAATGCCGCCGGCCCCGGTGCTGCCAGCGACCGCGGACTGGGTGGCGCCGTTGGCGGGGCCGGATGCGCCGCCGCCGTAGGGGTATCCGTTGAAGCCGGTGGTCGTGGTCGCGGCGACACCGGATGCGCGGCGGGCGCCGCCGAGGTAGGCGTAGCCGCCGCTGTTGTACTTCAGTGGAACCCCGCCGACGACCTGGCCGTTCGACCCGTCGCCGCCCGCAACACGGAAGTCGCCGCCGGTGCCGCCGGTGCCGCCGTTGGGTGCACCGATCGAGGTGGCAGTCGAGGCGGTTCCGCCCGCGCCACCGGATCCGCCGATGCAGGTGATGAGCGCCCCGAAGCTACTGCCGCCGCCGTCGCCGCCGGCGTTGGCACCGGACGAGCCCGACGTTCCCCCCGCTCCGACGGTGACGGCAACGGTGCCGCCCGTCGTCGCTGGGGTGAACCAGCCTTCGGCGTATTCGCCGCCGGACGCACCGGGCGCGCACGATGCCTGGCCTGCGCTGGTCGAGGCGACTCCCCCAGAGCCCCCGCCTGCGGCCTGCACCTGGACGAAGACCCTGATGGCGTTGGAGGGCCGTGTCCAGGTGCCGTTGGCGGTGAAAATCTGCCGGTCGATGTTGCCGAAGATGATGCTGTCGGCGGTCGCGGCGAGGGTCTGCATGTGTTCCCACAGTCGGGTGTGATCCGTCGACTGTGGATAGGTGATGCCCTTGGAGGTGTTGGCGGTCATGAGGTGCGCCTCCAGGAGATTGCGAGGGTCATGGCGGCGGACCAGGAGTTCCGGCCTGCGAGTTGGATGTACGGGTCGTCGCTGCTGACGCTGATGGCGATGCCTCCGCGGGTGCCGTCGATGAGGGCCTGGCCCCAGCTGGTGGGCAGCGTGAACGTGGTCGAGTCGTTGACCTTCAGAGAGGGGCCGCTGGTGGTCTCGTTGAGGGTGAGCGATCCGCCCGGTCGGCTGGTCTGCGAGACGAGCCGGAGAGTGGCTGACCGTGCCGCGAAGTCACCGGCGGACAGTCGCTTGATCTTCACCGTGGCCTTGGTGCACGTCGCACCGTTCAGCGTGTGCGGCTTGGAGCCGTAGAACGCGGCGCCGGTGTTGCGGCCGTAGCTGCTGCCTCCGTACCGGCCCTGGAAGAGGTCGAAGCTATTGGTGGGGTCGCCGTCGGAGCGCCAACTGCCGTCGCGATAGCAGGCGGTGGCTGTCGGCACGCAGGTGAGGGTGCCGGTCGTGGTCACCGGCTTCGGTGCGGGTGGTGCATCGCCGGTGTCAGGCGGTGCACTGTCGGCCGGGGGCGGTGTCGCCGGCGTCGAAGTCGGCGCGGCGGGCACCACGGTGATGACGTAGTACAGGCTGCCGAGCCTGGCCATCAGCAGAATGCTGCCGACCGTGACGGTGAGCCCAGTCGCGACCCGGGCCGTGACCTGGATGCCCCCCACTCTGACGAGGCAGGCCCCGGAGGTGACCGTACTGAGCGCGGTTCCGCGCACTACTCCCTTCCCGGCGAGGGAGATGCGGGTGTCGGCGAAGTCGGGCACGGCACCCCCTACAGGACGCGGACGGTGAGGCTCTGCTCGCCGGGCGAGTAGGGCAGGGAGAGCGCCTCGATCGCGCAGCGGGCGGCCGTGAGTCCTGCGCCGGTGACGGACACGATGTCGCCGGTCACCAGGCCCGGGTGCGGGACCATCGTCACGCCGAGGCGCCGGAACGCCTGCCGACGCAGCAGCTTGAGCTGGGCCGCCGCCGCGGTCCGGCACTGGGCGACGGTGGTCAGGAGACTCGACTGGTACGGGTACGGCACAGGCAGCGGGTTGAAGTTCCCGCCGTACTGATAGGGGCTGGTGCCGTCGCTGTCGTAGGCGACGCCCTGGATCTGGTTCCCGGATGCGTCCTCGCCCTGGGCGACGACGCAGTTGAAGGCGCCGTCCCGGGTGGTGGAGCCCTGCCAGCGGACGACCGTTCCGGTGTTGCGGTCGTCACTGATGGACAGGACCGGTGAACCGGCGTCGCTGACGGGCTCGATGAGGAGGTAGCCGTCCTCGGTGACGCGCTCGGCCGCTCCCCAGGCGGTGAGTACCTCAGTGACGGCGCCGAGCCTGTCGCTGTCCCACTGCATGCCGAGCGGCACCGCCCGGTCGACGAGGGTCCCGTCGAATCCGACAGTGAGGGCCGGTTCGACGAGCGCCCGGACCACGGAGCCGAGGGTGTCCGAGCTGGACGGCTGGAACGGGGCGATGAGGTTCGCCTCGTCGATGAGCGTCAGCAGGCCCTGGCAGCTCACGGAGACCGTGTCGCCCTCGGTCGAGCTCTCGGTGATGAGGAACCAGCCTCGATTGATCCACTCCATCTGGCCGCCGACGTCGACGCCGTAGTCGATGCGGAGCGTCTGTCCGTAGGCGGCGAGAGGGTGGGCAGGGTTGGTGCCGGGGTCCCAGTCGAAGCCGCGGTCACGCCGCGGGACGGTGAGGCTGATCTGTTCCGGGATGGCGAGGGAGCGGTCGCGGCTCTCGCCGCCATCGGAGATCGGGATGGTATCTGCCAGGAGGGTGCCGCCAAGCCAGGACTCGGCGCGGACATTCATCGTGTAGCTGCCCTGCACGACGGCGAGGGCGGTAGTCGACATATCGAGCATGTCAGGGTCCGAAATCGTATTGCGCGATGGCCAGCAGGTTCGTGGGGAAGAACGCGGAGATGTCGCTGAGGATCGAGAAGTTGTTGGCGATGTCCTGCAGCGTGAAACCGGCGGCTTCCATTACGGCGGGCCAGTCGTCGGCCTTGACCACACTGAGCGCGAACCAGCGGAATTCGTCGTACCAGTTGGGCGACTCGGTGTCGTCGAGCAGGGCATACGTGCCGTCGAGACGGGACAGGGATGTCGCCTTGCGCACGAGGAACGTGCCCTCGGTCGCCTCGTCCAGCAGGTCGTTGAGCGTGTCGCCGTCGTCGTCGGTCTCCGTGCGGACGGTGAGTGTGCCGGACCGGGAAGACCGGGGTTTGCCCACCACGACGAGCCGACCGTTGATGTTGAACTGGGTGGCGTCGCGGTCTCGCTTCCACTCCAGTGGTGATTCGATTTTCACCGCGGCACCGACACCACGGATCGCGTCGGAGATGACGTCCGAGGTGACGGTCGAGGTGATGGGGCCCGAGTACACGGTCCACTGCACCCCGTTGACGTCGGTCAAGACCGCGGCATAGTTGACGCTGATCCCGAACGGCTGCTCCGCATCCACCCGCAGGAACGAGGCCTGCCCGGTGACGTCGACGCTGCTGGCGGCCCGCACCGCCTCAAGGTCACTCCCGGCCTGCCTAAGCAGGCTGATCGTGACGATGTCGTCCCCCGTCAGCCCGGTCGCGGAGACCAGGTTGCGGGGCGGGAACACGGACTGCGCGGTGGCGTTGACGTCGGAGCTGGCCTCGCGCACGCGCACGACGCCAGAGATACCGATCGAGGCGCTCGACAGGGTGGCCGTAACGGTGGGCGCCAGCGTGGCAGTGCCGGAGGACACCGTGGACGTCGCCAGTGCGACCGTCGTCCCGTTGCCAGTAGCGACCGCAGCGTCGGCGCGTTCGGTGACCGTACCGAACGTCACGCCGGCTGCTGCGATGGCCTCGGCCGAGTAGGCGTCCGCGGCGGACGCGACGCCGTAGCCGATCAGCGCGAAATCCCCCGCCTTCCAGGTGAGTGCGGTCGTGCCGGTGGCCGAGAAGCCGGTGCCGCTCGTCTGGTCGTCACCGAAGCTCGCGGCCCATCGCCAGCCGGTGCCAGCGGTCTTCGACAGGCTGACGATGCGGCCGACGATGAGGGATCCGGTCGAGCCCGATGGGATCGCCGTCGTCGGGTTCGCGTCACTGCCCAGCAGGACCCGGGCGAAGTACGTCAGCCGTCGGGGGCCGGCGGACGCCCCGAAGGCGCCGCCGCCCCCCGATGCGCTGCCCACCAGAGTCCAGCCGGACGGTGTGGAGGGCACCGAGTCGAGAGGGTGCCCGGAGACCACCTGAAGGACGGCGAGATTCCCGGCCGACCCGACCACCACAGGGGTGATCGTGTCGGTGTGGGTGGACTGCGTGCCCGTCGTACCGAAGGAGATCGTCATTAGCTGCTCCTCCGCCCAACCTTCGCTCGGTGCGCCTGAGCATCCGCAGATGCCTTGATCTTCGGCTTCACCTGGACGTCGATGAGGTCGCGCAGCCGGTCGTCGTTGAAGTGGACGTGGACCTCGGTGGCATCGCGGCTTTCCAGAGCGGTCGCGAGCCGGTCCCACAGCGCCTCGTTGCGGGCACCGTTCTGCCCGGCCGCTGTCGGGACGTAGCGGCGGCGCAGGTTGACGCCGGTCGCGGTGTCCGCGAGGCGCTGCGCTGCTCCCCCGACGAGGTGGCCGTGCATATCCATGCCGTGGACCACGCCGAGGACGACGTTCTTGCCGACCTCGTCGCGCATGACGACCGACGGGGACTTGATCTTCAGCGCCTTCTTGATCGCCGAGATGAGGCCCTTCGCGAGCTTGTCGATCTGCTTCTGCAGATCCTTCTCGGTCGCCTTCAGACCTGCGAGGAAGCCCTTTCCAGCGTTCTTCCCGGTGTCGTACATCATGTCGGCCATGTCCTTGCCGAAGGACGTGGCCAACTTGCCGCCGCTGCTCATCAGCTTGTTCAGCTTCCCGATGTCCGTCGTCGTGACGTTCTTCGCGCTGAGGATCGTCGCGAGCTGGCTACCCGGCCCGGCGTCGGAAAGCTGCTGCAGCAGTTCCTTCGACGCGCCCCTGGCCTTCAGGGACTTGCTCAGCGCGACGAACGAACTCGCCGTTTTCTGCTGGGCCCCAGCCTGCGAGATGAGGTCACCGACGTTCATCGCCGATGTCCCGCTGATGGACAGGAAGTCCTTGATGTTCCCGGCCTGGTCCGAGGCGTACTGGTTGGCCGCGGCGATCGTCTTCTGGACGCTGGCTCGCTTGTCGGCGAGCTTCTCCAACTGCCCGCCCTTCTTCTGGATGCTCGCGGCGGTCTTGTTGTAGCCCGCGTTCAGGAGCTTCGTCGCCACGGACTTGATGGCCGAGGCGATAGCGCTGCTGGTGCCCGTCTCCAGCTTCTTCAATAGCCCCGTGGCGATGGTGTTGCTGATCGACGTCTTGGCGGAGCGCTTCGCGTTCTTCAGGGCGATCTCGGCAGCCTGCAGCTCCTTCTGGGCGGCCCGGAGCCGGGTCTCTGCCGCGGCCACACCCTTGTGCCGCCGCTTGGCCCGCGCAACATCGTCCTTCGCATCCTGAATGCGCTGGTGGTCGCGGCGCACACGGTCTGCCGCGTTGGTGATGGTGCCGGACGCGTAGCCAGGCAGCTTGATCCCATGAGTCTTGGCGAACGCCATCGACTGCGGGCTGCTGAGGACGTCCTCGCCGCCCCTGAAATTCACCAGCTCCGGGCCGCGTTCGCCGACCCAGGCGAGGCCCTTCGCGGCGCCGCCGGTGCCCTTCGCGTACCAGTGCGGGCTGCGGGCCTGCCACTGCGACCACGCGTTTCCGGGGCTGCCGTACACCGACTTGATGTAGCCCAGACCCCACTTGATCTGCGTCGACGCGTTCGTCTTCCAGTCGGAGCCGGCTGAGGCCATCTTGGAGGCGGGCAGCGCCTGCGGGATGCCGTAGGCGCCGCTAGAGGCGTTCAGCGCCTTGTAGTTCCAGCCCGATTCGCCGTTCCAGAGGGCCTTCAGGGCAGGCCATTGAGAGGGCCCCCAGCCATAGGATGCGAGGGATGCCTGCGCGAACTGCTGCGCATTACCGGACGTGGAGTTGTCGCCGAGGCCGATCGAGTCCCCGATGCTGCCGAGGGCCTTGAGAGCCTTGCCGGGGAGCTTGGAGACCGAGACCAAGCCCTTGTGGACAATCCGACTGAGGGCGTGCGGAAGATCCCCGAAGATCTTCTTCGCGATGGCCGTGCCCGATGTCTTGGCCATGCCCTTCATGAGGCCGCCGACCAGGTGACCGCCGATGCTCATGAAGACGCGGGAGGGGCTCTTGATCCCGAACCAGTGCTTCACCGAATTCACGATCGGGTCGATCATGTTCTTTTTGATCCACGATCCGATGCCCTTGATCGCGCTCCAAATGCCGTCCTTCAGACCGGAGAGGAGGTGCCCGCCTGCGCTCTTCAGCCAGGAAGCGGCACTCTTGAACGCGCCGGTCACGGGCTTGATGACGGTGCGGTTGGTCCAGCCTGCGATGCCCTTGGCGGCCGAGATGGACCCGGACTTGAAGCCCGACACGAGGCTGCTGCCCTTGGACCACAGCCACGAGCCCGCGCCCTTGAAAGTGTCGACAACAGGCCGGACGACCCACCGGTTCGTGAACCCGGCGATCCCCTTCGCCGCCGACACCGACCCCGACTTGAAGCCGGAGACCAGACTGCTGCCCTTAGACCGCAGCCACGACCCGGCGCCCTTGAAGGCGTCCACGGCCGGTTTGCCCGCCCGGCGCCACAGGAAGGAACCGATCCCCTTGGCGCCGGTGACGATGCCGTCCTTGAAGCCGGTCAGCAGAACACGGCCCTTGCCGATCAGCCAGCCGCCGGCCTTCGCGAAGGGCTTCACGATCAGGGCGGCGACCTCTCCGATCTTCGAGATGACGAACCCGGCACCGTCGCGGATGCCCCGGCCGAGCCAGAGGATCGCGCCCTTGCCCTTCGCCATGAGGTCCAGGCCCCACGAGCCGATGCGCGTGGTGAAAAGTCCGGCCTCGCGCTCCAGAGTCGCGGTCGCCTCGGGGAAGACTTTGGCGATTCCCTTCCACAGGCTTTCACCGAAGAACTTCATGGCCTTGCTGGCGGCCTTCTCCAGCCAGCCGCCGAGCTTGCCGACGCCGCGGAGAAGCGGCTCGAACATCTTCAGGAACGGGAGGTGTTCGAAGACCTTGCCGAGGACTCCGGCGACACGTCCGATCGGGATGACCGACAAGACCGCGATGATCGTGTCGAGCCAGTGCTTCTTCCAGAAGTCCAGGGAGAACAGCGGGTCGAACAGGCTGGCGATGAAGCCGATCGCGAGCGGGATCGCCGACGCGCCGAAGCTCTTGCCGATCTGCACAAAGTCGATGCCTGCGAGGATTTTGGCGATCTTCTTGGTGAAGTCGGCGGTGTGCTTTGCGACCCAGCCGATCGCGTCGCCGAGCCCCTTCCCCAGGACGCTGCCGAGGTTGCCCCAGTCCATGTCTTTGAAGCCGCCACTGATGGCGTCGTGGATCTGGGCGCCGATCTTCTCGGCAGCAGACTTGGGCGGCTTGACCGCCTTGGGCATCGCAAGCAGCCCGGGTGACGAGGGCTGCTTGAACAGCGCAGGCGCCGCGAGGGACTTCGGGCGCGCCAACAGCCGAGGCACCGAAGGTGCCTTGAGCATCGGCGTTGTGGCCTTCTGCGGCTTCGCCAGCAGGCGCGGCGCCTGCGGCACCGTCAGCATCGGCGACGGACCCGTGGACGTGGGCACGCTCGGAGCCTTCTTCGACCCGGCCCCTGTGAGGCCGTCCATGAAGTCGCCGAGCATGCTCGTCGGCGACTTGCCGCCCGTGAGGCCGGAGAGGAATCCGCCGATCGTCGACTTGGCCTCGCCGACACCTCGCTTGATCGCATCGACCGGGATCAGGTTGCGCATGACCTTGCCGAAGCCCGCAGCCGCAGGCATGGCGGTGGTGGCGAGGAAGTGCACGAAGCTCGTGACGGGCGGCAGGACTTTCGTGCCGACCCGGATGCTCATCACTTCGAGATTCGAGGTGAGCAGATGCCATTGGGCTTCGGCGGTCTTCCGCTGCTGCTTGACCGCGTCGTCGAATTTGCCGGTGCTGCGGTTGATCTGGTCTTGCTTCTTCTTGAGGACGTCCAGGTTGTTGAGCATCATCAGGATGCCGCTGGAGGACCGGCCGCCGCCGAACGCGTGCGACAGCAGCTGGGACTGCTTCGACGCGGACAGGCTGCTCTTGTCGAGGTGGTCCTTCAGGAGCGTCAGGGCGCCGATCAGGCCGTCCTTGCCACGCATCGCATCGGCCATCTGAAGCCCGGTCAGGTGGATCTTCTTCAACTGCTTCTCAGCCGCAGCGGACGGGGCGCCCAGCAGGCTGAAGGACATGCGCAGCCGCGTCGCCGCGGACGCGGAGTCGATACCTTCGTCCGTCATCAGCGCGAGCGCGGCACCGACCTGCTTCATCGACAGACCGAACGTCTTCGCCGACGGCAGGATGCCGGTGCCGATAGCCGCGTTGAACTGATCCATCGACATGTTGCCCGCGCCGATGATCGCGTTCACCGTCGACACGGCCTCATGGAAACTCGTGGCGCCCTTGATGCCGGTACGCCAGGCGCCCGCAAGCGCGTTGGTCGTCTCCTCCAAGTTGGCGTGACCGACCGCAGCCAGGTCGGCGCTCTGCTTCAGCGCCTTCATCGCCTGCACGTTGTCCATGCCCACCGACTTGAGGTGGTACAGCGACTCGGCGAGATGCTGCGGACCCTGCTGAGTGGACGTGCCCAGCTTCAGGACCGCGTCACTGAGGACTTTCACATCCTTCGCCGTGCCGCCGGCCTGCGTCGAGATGCGGGTCATCTCCGCCTGGAACGCCATCGCGTCCTTGGCGCCCTTGGCCAGGCCCACGGCGAGACCCGTAGCCAACGCCGCCCCCGCCTTCACAGCGGTAGCGCCGAGCTTCGCGAGCGTCCGTTCCGTGCCGCTCGCCGAACGTCCGACGGAGTTGAACGTGCGACTCGCCGAATCGTGGGCGATGAGCCGGTAGACGATGCTGGAGCTGGCCATGACGCCTCCCCTCACTCACGGGTGGTCGGTCACGGTCAGTTGCGATGGCGGGGCTCAGCAGCCTCTTTCTCGGCGGCTTCGCGTTCCTCGTCCTCGATGCGGTAGAACGCTTCCCACTCGGTCAGTTCGCGGGAGCTGATACGTCGTAGGAGCTCGGCGACGGTGCATCCGAGCTCTCGGGCGAGGAGGAAGTAGAACCTTCGCTCGCCCCGTCGGAGTTTCCCTCGATCTCCTGGGCCGCCTCGTCGCTCAGGCCGGACAGGCGGGTCGCAACGTCGTACAGCCGGTCGATGATGCGGCCGTTCTTCGCGCCGAGGGCGGGAGCGTCGCGGTCGGTGAAGACGCGCTCGCCGCTCTCGTCGACGAGGCACTTGACCAGCAGGTTGGCGCGGGCGTTGAGCTGGACGATGACGAGTTCCTGTTGCGGCGTACCCGCGTTGCGGATCTGGCGGAGCGAGGACTCGTAGGCGTCGCGCTCTTCGCCGGTCAGGCCGCGGATGAGGACGGTGCCGTCCCACTCGGGGACGTCGACCTTCTCGACCTGAATGTCGTCGGCTCCGAGGATGCCGTCGCGGGACAGGGCCATGATTCTCCTAGCGGATGTCTCGTGAGATGCCGTCGAGGACGCGGTTGACGGCCTTGCGGGAGGCCGGTCCCAGCGGTCGCACGACGTGGAAGAAGTAGGGCTGTTTCGGCTGGTTGACCCACACTTCGCGGTGGCCGAAGACGGGGTGCCGCCAACGCTTCGTGCCCTCCACGGCCTTCGGGAGACCCTTCATGTGGGTGGGCATCTTGCGGCCGTCGACGCGGATCGCGATGCCCGCCTGCTTGCCGACAGTGCGGACTTCGAGCTTCGTGGCGCGGGCCAGGTTCCCTCGCAGCCCGGTCGGGCTGTAGGCGCGGCTCGACGGGATGGACCGGATCGAGTTGCGGACCACGGGGACGAGCGGCTTGGCGGCTGCCCGGAGTTCCTTGGTGAACCGCTTCTTGATCTCCTTGTTGTCGATGCCGCGCAGCTCGCGGGAGATGCGCCGCAGGTCGTTCCCGTGACGCAACCCCCACTCGCCACGCATTACGGCACCGTGATGTTCTCGACCGGGATGCTGGTCACCGAGAACTGGATGGTGATCTGCGCCGGGTTCTCGACGTCCCTGGCCTTCGGCTGCCCGGTGACCTTGACGGGGAAGACGTCGTACTTCAGGCCCGCCGTGTCACCCTCGGGGAAGATGCAGACGAAGCCCGCCGTGTCGCGCGGGAGCAGCGTCCGCACGTCCGACGACGTCGACGACAGGTACAGCGTGATGCTGGAGTCGTCCGCCGTGATGCGCCCCGGGATCTTCGACACGAACCGGGAGCCGAGGTCCGGGGTGTCCTGCTGGTCCGAGTTGGTCGCGAACCCGGACACGGCGGCGATCTCCGCCGTGAGGTCGGACCCGGCGTTCAGCTCGGAACGTGTCGGACTGTTCTTGTTCGCGATGGTCGCAACCCAGTAGTAGCGGGTCGTGCCCGGCGGGATGTAGCGGGAAGTGGCGGCGATCGGCGTGGCGACCATGTCAGCTCTCCTCGGTCTTCTTCTCGGACGCCTTGACGCGCGACCGCGCCGGCTTCTCTGTGGGTTCCGCCGGCTCCGACTGCTCCGGCTCGTCTGCGGTTTCCGTGACCTCGCCCGACGCCGCAGCGGCAGCCTCGGCTTCGGCCTGCGCCTTCAGGGCCGCTCGCTCGTCGAGCTCCTTCTGCGGTACGAGCTGCCAGCCCGCCGACGTGTAGTGCGGCATGGCGTCGCGGGGGACTTCGATCTCCTGGCGGTCCGGCAGCGTCGGGTGCCGCATGACGATCACGTCGCTCACGGGACCCTCACCACCGCGACCGTCACGGTGGAGGTGACCGAGTAGGTGATGGTGGCCAGCCCGGTCGTCGGGTCGGCGTACAGGCTGGCGGGGAGCGGGATGACCCCGATCCCGGTGGTTGCGGCGACGATGAACGTGCTGTCGGCGATGGCGAGTCGGCCGTCGACCTGCCCCGGCGTGGTCAGGGTGACCGTGCAGGCTGCGGCGTTGCCGTTCTTGACGTAGAGGAAGGTGCCGCTGCCACACGCGGCGGTGTCGCCGTTCGTGGCGGCGACGGGCAGAGTGGCAATGTCGAGCCCGACGTTGGGCACGACTTGCGTGACGAGCGCGGTCATCCGCTTCTCCTTGTCGATTTCGTTGACCCGGCTAGCGGGGAATGGGACGATCCGCGCCTAGAGCGCACAGGGGGACGATCGTGGATATCGACGACACCAAGGACCAGGCGGAACCTGCTGGGGTCGGCAAGGCGTGGGCATGGCTGCTGATCTTCAGTGGCGGGATGACGGTCATCGCGTTCACCGTCTGGGGCACGCTTTCCGGCGCCCCGAGCTGGTTCCACGCTCTGTTCGGGTTCCAGGCGCTGTGGGCCATCGTCGGCGTCGCCAACGCCTACAAGCGGCGCCCCGAGAATGCGCCGGGTCAGCCTCCGCTGTAGGCGTCGCAGGACACCTCGAACATCACGACCGCCTGCGCGCCCTTGGGCGTCTGATCCATCGCCAGACTGTGTGACGAGATCATGGCCCGCATGACGCTGCCGCCGAGCTGCCGGTTCGCTGCGATAGCTGCACCGGCCTCGGTGAGCAGCTCATAGGCGCGCCGCCGGGCGCCGGAAACACCGTCCCCGCCGATCAGGACCGCCGTGGCGCAACGGATGGTGAACTGCTCGCGGTCGATCGAGCCGCCCATGCCTTCGGTCAGCAGGGTGGACTCGGCGTCTGTCCCGTCCTCGCCGGTGTAGCCGACCGACACGATCTCCTGCAGAGTCGCCTGTGACGTCGACGGACCGTCCCGCACTGTCACGCCGGACAGTCCGGGCCAGTCCGTAAGCGCGGCCACCAGGGCGTCCATCGCGACCGGGAGTTTCGAGGTCCACGCCATCACGCCACCCCCGGCAGTTGCGTATCCAGGAGTTCCAGAGCACGGCGGGGGATCGCGAAGCCGCGGCCCGCCATGTAGTGCTCGTCATCGCCGCCGAGCTGGACACCCATGGTGCCGCGCTGCGTCTCCCATAGATGCTGAATGATGATCTTCGCGGCGAGGCGGTAGTCATCCGGGACGACGACCATTCCGACCTGGTACGTGAAGTCGACGATGCCGGTAAGGGCGGGGCCGGAGACGACCGTGACGTAGCCGCTCTCGACATCGGGCCGCAGGTCGGCGACGTTCCATGTCGTGGCGCCGTCGGCCGAGACCGCGGACGTGAGTGACAGCACCGGCACGTTCCGGAGCAGCAGTTGCTGCTCCGGGCCGGAGAAGAAGAACCGGTCCGTCACCGTCCTACGGACGACCTTCCGGCCCAGCGCGCGCTCCACAGCCCGCGTCGCCGCAGCGACGAAACTGCGCAACTCGTCGTCGTCCGCCGTCTCCGTCGGCCCCATGTTGAGGTGGGCGCGTGCCTCGGCGAGGGAGACGATGCTGTCCGGGGCGGCCGGCTGAACGTCGAAGACGTCCGCATACGCAGTCGTCGGACCGCTGGTGACGAGCCGCCACACATGCTGGCCAGCCTGAGCCGTCACGTAGTCGACGCGCACCTGCCCCGTGGTCGTCGGCGCCGGAACACCCGGGCTGACCGTCGTCCCGTCCGGCAGGATGATCGTGAGGTCAGCGGAGGACGGGTTCGTGGGAGTACCCGACGCGTCGGCGACGTCGACGGCCACCTGGTACACGGCTCCGAGGTCGATCACTGGGCTCCTCCCCTCGCTGTCGGTACGGCCGGCTCTGCGCGCCGCGCCCGAGGCCCGGCCGGTTCTCCACGGCGGGCCCCTGGTTGGACTCCTGCTCCTCGCCGCGCACTGCCACGGACGATCGCGCCGGCGACCTGCCCGGAGGCATGCAGGCTGGCGGTGACGGCCAAGCTGCCGCCGGATGCGGTTCCGATCGCTCCGGCAGCCACCAGAGCGGCCGTGCCCGTGAGTGATGCGTCAAGGCGGCGGCCGACCGAGCCAGCTGCCGCGAGAGTCGCGGTGACGGTGAGCGTCGCGTCACCCGTCCCGCTGGTGACCACCACTCCCGACGCCGTGAGAGACGCCGCCACGGCGAGGGCAGCCGATCCGGCCGCGCCTCGGACACCGTCCGCCGTCAGCCCTGCGGTAACGCCGAGGCTGACACCCCCGGAGGTTCCTCGGACGCCGTCGGCCGTCAGGCCTGCTGTGGCGGTCAGGCCCGCGTTGCCGCTAGTGGCTCGCTGGCCGCTCGCAGTCAGTCCGGCTGTGGCCGCCAGAACGGAATCGCCCGCCGCGGCGCGCTGGCCCGCGGCCGTCAGACTTGCTGTCGCGGCCAGCGAGGAGGCGCCGCTGGTGGCCCGCACGCCGCTCGCGGACAGTGAGGCGGCACCCGAGAGCGTGGCGTCACCCGTGACGCCGCTGGTGACGTCTGCCGCGGTGAAGTCGTCGAAGCGGAGCGAGTTGGTGGATTCGGCGCGGAGGCCGACGCTGGTGCCGGTCGCGACTGCAGTGTCGGTGACGGAGACGCGCTGGACCCCGTTGACGAAGCCCTTGATGGTGCTGCCGACGGCCTGGACTTTCATGACGTCGCCCGCGACGGCTGCTGCGGCGAAGGAGCCGATCGAGGTGAAGCTACCGCCGACGACGCTGAAGAGAGTCCACGAGGCGCCGTCGTTGCGCCAGAGATAGCCCTGCGTGAAACCGGCATTTCCGCGGCACCAGATGCCGTGGCTGACGGCTGCGGTGGCGGCGATCGTAACCTGCGCCGAGTTGTCGTTCGTGGCCATCGCGGTGACGGCACGGATGACGATTGTTCCGCCGGCGGCCCCCGACGAGAGCTGGTTGGAGACGATGGCCCAGAGGCCGGTCCCGTCGGCCCAGTTGGCTCCGGGGGCGCCGTTGGAGCGGTTGAAGTCGTCGGTGAAGGTCGTCATGAGCCCTCCCCGTCAGGGCGTTACGCCGCCTGCACCCCGAGCGACATTCCGAGCGTGTTCTGGGTGAACGTGTCCCCCGAGGCCCAGGCTTTCGACGCCGTCAGCGCCACTGAGAACAGAAAGGTCCCGGCCGTCGACGCTGTCCACACGGAGATGTGGGTGAGCGTTTCGCTGGTGCCGCCGTTCGTCCATGCCGACGGTGGAGTGCCCAGCGACAACGCCGAGCCCGATGACGAACTGGAGAAGATGAAGGAGTTCCGGGTGGTGGAACCAACGGACACATTGGAGGTACCAGCCGCACCCGGGTCTCCGGTGTGGAGCTGCACGAACGTGCCCGCGACGGCCGAGTATGCAGCGCCGCCGTTGCCGGTGGTCCGCTGCGTATTGAGCCAGCCGGAGACGAGGCCGGGGGCGAGTCCTGCGGTCATCGCTCGGCCTCCTCGGGTTCGTTGACCTCGGCAGCCTCGCGGTCGGATGCGGGGGTGACCTCGCCCGACGCCTCTACGGTCAGGATGAACACCTGGGCATCCATCAGCCGTTGGGCTTCTCGTCCGAGGCCGCCTTCGGGCGTCCGGTGCGGCGAGGCTTCGGCTCCGCCGTGTTCTCCGGCGCTTTTTCGGCGTCGGCCTTCTCGGGCGCCTTGTCGCCCCCGGGGTCGTCGCTCGTGTCCGAGACGTCGTGCCCGTACTGCGCCTTCAGGACCCTGGCGACCTCTGCAGCATCCTTGGCGCGACCGGCTCCCGCGTAGGAGGCGTGCTCTTCGATCAGGGCGTTCTTGTAGCGTTCGTCGATGCTCGTCATAGCTCCCTCACCTGCTCGATCTCGGGCAGCTTCGAGTAGTAGTCGTCTTTGAGTCGCCTACGCAGCGGCGAACGCTGCTTCGTCCGGTGCTCCATGCGCACGTCCCACAGCGCCTCGGCGTGCTCGGCGCGGTGCTTCAGGTCGTTGCCGCACAGCACGCGCGTTCCCGATTCGCCGGGCACGGTCACCACGTAGTGGGCCTGCTGGATGCCGATACCCGGGAGGGCACGGAACAGGGCACGCAGCGGGAACTGGGAGTCGAGGTCATCCCGCTCCCACATGGTGACCTCGGCGACGTCCAGCGTCGTCGCCGCGAGCAGCGTCCGCGTATCGGTGGGGACTTGCGTGAGAACCTCGTCCGCGTCGATCCGCAGGAACCAGTCCCCCGGCTCTGCCACCGTCGAACCGAGACGGAACATGAAGTCCCGCTTCTCCACCTCGTTGCCCCACCACGGCTGCCGCGGGGTATGGATGGTGCAGCCCATCCCGGCGCCGGCCGCAGTGTGTGTGATCGTCTCCGCTTGCTCCGAACCCGAGGCCGGCTTGCGGGTGGCGCCCGGGAAGAGGGCGTAGGGCCCATCCACCGCGATCAGGTGGTCACACAGGCGTGCCGCGCTGGCCACGCATTCGGCGAGCCACGAGGCGGGCTCCTCATACCAGGACAGCAGACCGATGATCCTCACGGATGCACCCCCATCCAACCGCCGCGCGGATTCTTCAGGAAGACACCCGGCAGGCTGGTGCTGGCGCACGCGAAGCCGATCCGGGAATGCAGTGTCGCCGCATCGTGGCCGTTGCCTGCGTCATGGACCACGACGACGGAGCCCGCCTTGCCGTGCTCCGCCCACAGTTCGAGCTCGGCGAACCTGACGTCCGGCTCCGAGTCGAGGATCACCAGGTCGGCGCTCGTCATGTGCAGCCAACTCGGCGTCGCCAGCTCGGGGTCGGCTGGCGGCCGACGCCATGCGGGATCTGACTCGAACCCGAAGAACTGGCACGCGTCGAGATCCAGGTGCTCGGTGATGCGGCCCACGCCGACGCCGGTCTCGACGACGACCGCAGGCTGCAGCATCCGCTGGAGCATGCCGACGAAGCGGCAGAAGTCCTGCTCCGGCGACCATTCGTCCCACGACAGCCAGCCGAGTTCGGCGTGCGGCGTGAACTGCTTCTCGTCCTGCATGACACCCCCGCGGGGGCCGGACCGCAGTCCGGCCCCTTTCCGTGATCAGAACGTCGGGCTGACCAGGCCGGTGCCGCCGATCTCCACGACGCTCGCCGGGTAGCGGGCGGCCGTGAACGCGAGGTAGCCGTACACCTGCAGGCGAACCGTGAGGTTGCCGGAGCCGACATCGGGCAGCACGCGGGAGCGGATGCCCGACTCGTACAGCAGGATGTCCGACGCCCTCAGGACGTGGATCACGTCCTCGTTCGTGCCCGCACCCAGCGTGGTCGGCATCGACGGGTCGGTGACGACGGGCAGGCCGTGCATCTGGCCGACGACCTGCTGCGAACCGACCGTGCCGAGCGTGGCGACCGCGTTCTGCGGGTTCCCCACATCCGGGACGACCAGGGGGCGCCCGTTGGAGTCCGAGGCGGCGAGCAGGTACGCCCACCGGCGCGGGTGCATCACGATGACCGTGGGGGCCATGAAGCGGAGGGTGTGGACCCGCTGCACCGCGTCGGCGATCTTCGAGTAGAGCTTCGCGATCGTCGGCGTGGCGTCCGTGTACGTCACCGTGGTGATACCCGAAGTGGCACGGACACCCGTCACCTGGCCCGACGATCCGGAGCCAGAGATGACCTGGAGGTCGGTCTTCGTCGCGTAGTCGGCGACCAGGTCCCGGAAGATGACCTCGTCGAAGGAGACCGGCGACTGGTCGAGGAGCTGGATGGCGACATCCTGCTGGCCGGCGACGGTGCGGACCGGCGCGTTGATGAACGTGTCGGTCAGATCTGTCTCCTGCACCGCCGCATTGTCCGCCGTCTGAATGGCGGCGGCGGTGCCGGTGGCGACCTTCGGGATGTTGATGGAGTCGGTGCCGCCGGGCAGCGGCTGGTTGTTGACGACGTTCGCGTAGGCGCGTCCCGCGCGGGCCAGTTCGACGTACTGGCTCATCAGCCACAGCGGCGGAATGGCGTAGCCGCCGTTGCCGTCCGTGCGGTTGAGGTCGCGGTACTCCTGCCCCGTCGACACGTCCTGTGCGTGGCGCTGGAGCCGTTCGCGGGCGCCGCCGTCCGCGTCCATGTTGAGCTGGACGCGGGCCAGGTCCTGCAGGTACGAGCGGCCGTTGCCGCGCTCGTAGGTGCGGGCCTCGGTGACGGACTCGGCGCGGGCCGCAGCCCGCTTCACCGCGAGGGCGCCGGCAGTGACCTGCCGGCCGCGCTCGCCCTCTTCCGACAGTTCGCCGATCCGCTCGTCGTAGCTGCGGAGCTCCTCGTCCTTCGACTTGACCTGGGCGGTCAGCTCGCGGAACTCGGCGTCCTCCTCGGGCAGGAGGTCATCACGGGCCTCCTCCTCGGCGAGGTCGGTGATGGCCTTCCGCTTCGAGATCAGAGTCTCGCGGTCCTTCGCGGCCTGCTCGCGTCGAACAATGAGCCGCTTCAGTCGCTCGTCCATGAGCGAGCCTGCCTTTCGTTGGCAAATGGGCATGACGGCGACCCGTGCCGGGTCTGTGGTGCCGTCGGTCAGCCAGTGCCAGGCATGCGACAGCGGCGCGGTCAGTGCCAGACCGCGCTAGGTAGGTGGGGAACCCGAACTATTCGGCTTCGTCGAGGTGTCGGCGCAGATGCCGCTCGATGGCGGCCCGCTGGTCCTCGGGGACGTCGGAGTGCTCCAGCATCGACAGGTGGTAGCGCACCGCCGCCAGGTGGGCGGGCGCGCCAATGCGGCCCTCGTGGTGGGCGCCCCAGTAGCTGGCCTTGTCGTCCGCGTTGCCGCTCGGGTCGACCCAGGCGTGCATGTAGCGCAGCACCACCTGATCGCCGGGGGCCGCGGACAACGCCGCCCGCCGGTCGAGGGGCATGTCCGTGACGGTCGTCGAGTGGGCCGGGATCCCGGCAGCAAGGGTGACGCTGCGGGGCTCGCCTCCTTGTGCGGCCAGCGCCTCGGCTACCGACATGCCGGTGCGCTTGACAGACGGGGTCAGTCCGCGGTGTAGCACGGCAAGGCTCTCGCGGGCTGCGGCAAGCCGCTCGATCGCCCGAGTATCGCCGGAGCGGAGCTCGGCCATGGCCTGGTCGGGGTCGATGCTCGTGAGCAGGTCCAGCGCCTCGCTCATACTGTTCAGCTGAGCCGAAGTTGCCGGGTTGGCGCCGAAATTGACGACGCTGACGTCGCCCTTGTGGAGGGAGACCTCGGTCAGGGTGCGTTCGGTGTCGTCGTCGGACCACTGGTCGGCCTTCACGCGGAACGCGAAGGACATCTCGTCCATGTCGCCGCGTTCCATCTTGGTTTCCAGGCGCTGCACGTCCGGGTCGCGGCGGTCCAGGTCGGCCTCGACGAGGAGGCCCTTGGAGTCAGTGGACAGGCGCAACGTGCCGCTCTTCGTTCGCGCGAGAGGCATGCCCTCGTGGTTGATGAGCAGGTGCAGGTCGGGCTTGGCGCCGAGCGTCACATCGAACGCCCGCCTGTCGACACGCTCGGTCCAGCCGTAAGGCGGCCCGCCAAGCACTTGGTAGCCGTTGTCGAACACGCTCGCGTAGCCGGTGAGAGCCAGGCCGTCGCCCGTGCTGCGGATCTCAAAACCGTCCGCTGCGATCGAACGCCGCTCCGGCGAATCACGCAGCTGGTGCCGGTCAACCATCGGTGCCGTCCTTTCGGATGAGGCGCAACGGCCCCGGGTCATCACTGCGAATAGCAGGAGGCGAGATCGTGGCGCCGGCAGCGATCGGCAGCGGCGTGTAGTCGGATCCGGCGCCGTTCGGAAGCGGCGGCTCGTCCTCCAGGGCGCGCAGCCCATCGATGTTGTCCCAGCCGATGAGGCGCTTCTTCTCGTGGACTTCGAACCGGGTCGCCAAGTCGGCACGGATAAGGACGTCGGGGTCGAACTTCACGTACTGGCCGCGGGGAAGCAGCGTCGACAGGTGCGACTCCAGAAGGGCCAGCCACGGCAGCAGGCTGAACTGCACGAGTTCGATCTGCCGCTGCTCGGGCGAGCTGTACGACATCGACCCGCCAGTCTCGCCGCCGATCATCTCCGGCGGAATTCCGTAGATCGCCGCGATCTGCGATGCGGTCAGGCGCATCGTCTGCACGAACTGGGCCTCGTTCGGCGACACAGTGGTCGGCTCGTAGTCCCAGTCCTTGCCGTACACGATCGGCTCGTGCGACCGAATCGCCTGCACCAGACGCCGCTTGATGATGTTGGCGTCCTTCTGGTCCAGCGTCTGCGTGTTGTTCTTGAAACGGCCCGGCGGTACCCCGCCGCTGCGGAACCAGTCGTCAGAGAACTGCTGCGCCGCCAGCCCTGTCGACACAGTCACCGCGTAGGCGCCGATCGGACTGAGCCCCCACACCCGGCCCGGAAGCTGGAACCAGGGGATGTGCACGACGTCCTCGTTGGGCAGCCGCTCCCCCAGGTACGAGAACTTGGGGTTCGTGAACGAGCCTGGCTCCCCGATCGACGCCATCCGGTCCTCGCACAGCACGAATGCCGGGTCCAGCCACTCGATCTCGGTCGGATACTCCAGATAGTCCCGGGACGTCACCACCCCGACCGCGTTGCCGCGGTACGCGAGCGACGTCACCGCCCGGAACACCCAGTCGTGCAGGGTGCCTTGAGCGCACGGCTGCGTGAACAGACTCGGCAACGGAAGCGACTGCTTCGTATCCCCCGCCTGCCGGTACACACACAGCGGCATCCCGGAGATTGTCGCCGCCAGCAGCCGGCCCGCCGCGAGCACCGGCCCCAGGCGCAGCGCGCCGTCTTCGTTCAGGGCCGCCGGTGAGGCCAGCGGATCAGAGGGCCACGACACGGACGACGAATCGAGCGCCCGCCTCTCGCTGTCACGCTTCCGCATCCCGCGAAAGGGATTGCGCATGACGCACTCCCTCCGTCAGAACACCGATTGCAGAACGTCGTACTGGCTGCCCTGGAGCAGATGGGAGCGGGACATGTAGGACCAGCGGGCCAGCGTCATCGCCACAAGCGGGCTGATGTCACTGTCCACGCCCTTCACCGTCCAGGCGATCGTCTCGCCCGTCTGTTTCGTCTTCGCCGAGGCGACCGCCACATCGAGGTGCCGGTTCGGCAGCACCCGGAACGACTCCTCGCGGACCGCCTCCAGCAACTGCCCGGCAGCCGCGGCCATGTCGACCGCGTTCGTCACTGCCAGATCACCGGGCTCCGGAGCGTCCGGATCCTCCGGCCGGTGGAAGTCGGCCGCATCGAGTGCCGTCTCCAGGAACGCGAACGTCCCGCGACCCATAGCGATCGAGATCGGGCCCAGCGCCTCCCGCAGCTCGACCAATCGCGGGATCAGCCACTTCGTGCCCGGCCGATAGTCCGCCAGCTGCGTATGCCCGAGCCCGTCCGACCGCAGCCCGTACACCTGCACCGCCGCGTAGTCCCGCAGCGGACTGATGTCCAAGCCGATCGCCACACCGTGCTCGCGGTCCCGCTCCGAGGACGCGTCCACCAGCGCCAGCCAGGCCGCCGTATCGATGACCGCATTGCCCTGGCTCTTGCGCGGCCACACCCCGAGCCGCTCCCGCGCGAAACCGGCGTCGCCCATCGAGCGGCGCTCCCGCAGGACCGCCTCCTCCGACAGCCGATAGCCGAGCGCCGGATTCGAAGCCGCCCACAGACGCCGGTCGTCGAGGTCGATGTCGTCGAGGTGGTCGAGGTCGCCCGCGACACCCCAGTCCCGCCAGCCGAAGCTGTCGTCACCGCCGGCTTCCGCTCGCGCGTGCAGCGCGAACATCACCTCGCCCGAGCCGTCATCACCGTCCAGCGGCGGAGAACTCGTGTACACGATCTGCGGGTTCGGGCGGGCCGACATGGTCGGCATCAGCGCGTCCTGCTGGAGCAGCGTGTACGCGAACGCCTCGTCGATGATGTTGCAGTCGCCGGAGAACCCGCGGCCACTCCCCTTGCTCCTCGCGATGAACTTCACGCGGGCGCCGGTGTCGAGGCGTTCGAAGCTCTCTTCGCCGTTCGTGTTGATGACCTTGATGAGCACCCCATCGACGTCGATCATGTTTTCCGACAGCGGCTCGCCCAGCTGCTTCAGCAGCGCCTTGAACCGGCGGAACCCTTCCATCGCCGTCTTGTACTCGTGCGCCGACCACATGATCAGCCGCTCGTCCAGCAGGAACAAGCCCGCCAGCGCGCGAGCTTCGAGGATTGCGCCCTTGCCGTTCTGCCGGGCGACGATCTCGCCGTACTCGAAGCAGCTCCATTTGCCGTCACCGCGCACCGACAGCATCAGCTCGATCGAATCCGCCTGCCACGGGTCCAAGACCAGGCCGGCCCGCCGCGCGAGCTCCACCGCCTCCTCGCCCAGCGAGAAGTCGGCCGGCGGGACGCACTCAACCCTGGGCTTCGCGCTTCCTTGCAGCGATCCGCGCCGAGAGGTCCGAGACACCAGAACCCCCCGCCCTCGGAACCGAATCCGGCACCGAACCCTTCTGAGCCTGCCGAATCTCCGCCACAAGTCCCCGAAGAGCCGTCTGCTGCTGCCGAGCTTCCGCGAGAAGAGGCCCGATAGCCGGAGATTCACCCTCGCCGTCTTCGTCATCCGCCTTGACCGGCGAACAGACCCGCTGGAGAATGGAGTTGAGCCAATCGAGCCGGTCAGCGAGACGGCAGGCCTCCTCCAGAAGCACCAAGTGCGCCGGAGTCAGAGAGCCAGAGGCCGTCATCTCCCGCCAGAGCCGAGAACCTCGGGAACCGAGATCGAGCGGGTCTTCCATGATCACCGCCCCCTGTGATTTTTTCGCGGGGGGAGAGGACTTTTAGGTGAGGGCGGGGTCAGGACGGGCGTGATCAAAAAATCGGACATTCTGACGTTTTCGCAGGTCAGAGCACTACAGGCCTGCACTCTCGCGATGATCACGGCCAGATTGAATCCCGCATCGCCACAGGTCAGAGCCATGTCCGCAGGTCAGAGGCTTGTCGCATCCACCGACATCGCCGGCCTAGGCCGCGACCGGGCGCGCCTCCGGTTCGACTTCGCCGTGTTGCAGCGCCTGTGGGCCAGCCGCAGGTTCGACCGGTCGAGCGGGTCTCCGCCCTCCCACAGCTCGCGCACGTGATCGGCCGTCTTGCCCATCGGATGCGTCCGTCCATCGAGGGACTGGTCGACGTACCTACCGCAGAGCCAGCAGTCTGTCTCCTCGGCGAACACCCGTGCCTGCACCCGCAGCCACGCTGTGCCCGAGCGTCCCCTGCTGTAGGCCATGGCCACCCCCCTGACTGGGCCGTGGTCCTGCTGTCCACTCAGGCCGTGCTCAGTGCGCTACTGGGCTCCACTGTGGGCACTGCTGTAGGGCTAGGGGAAGGCTGCCTACTGGGGGCTGGTGAGGGCGGCCTGCTGGTGGCGGTCGGTGCCGTACTGGGGCTCCTGCTGGGGGTGGTGGGTGCCGGGGTGGGGCAGTCCTTGGTGCACCCTGCACTTCCCAGCAGCAGGCCCACGGTCAGGGCTGCGGTGACCATGGCACGTCGCATGCCGCACCCCCTCTCGCATCGCCTTCTACATCCCACGGGCAGGGTCGGTTCCGCAGTCTCCAGCGACAAGGCGCTCGGGCTGGCGGCAGATGTCCCAGTCGCACGGGCTGTCAGCCTCGATGTGCCAGCACTGCACCGGCGGATCATCCAGGGCGGACGAGGTTGGCAGCGGCAGGTCTACGGCGACGGCTGATCCAAGGTCGTGCTCGGCAACATGGTCACGCACCTGGGCCAGATCGAACGACAGGTACATCGTCGTGCCTGATCGGCGCTCAAACGGGCTGGCCGAGATTGCCACGTCGAGGTCGGTGCCGCAGACGGGGCAGCGAAGAGTGCTGGTGCCGACTGTCGCCATGTGGACCGCCTCCCTTGCGTTGTGCGTCCGCCCGGCCCCCGCTAGGACCGGGCGGACGGTGGGGCCGAACGCGTGGCGCTCAAGGCCCGCCTGCGCCACCGCCGCGCAGGGGTCTATGCGGCAAGTAGGGCCGTCTCGATGATGACGGGCATCGGCCCGGGTGTGATCAGCGCTCGGGTGTCGGGGTCCCGTTGGGCTTCGGGGAGTTCGGCGAGGTCGTAGAGGACGCCGTTGCGCCGTCGGGCCCGGTCTTGATGGCGGGTGAGTCGGCCTTCGGCTGCCCATCGGCGGATGGTGGTGGCGGGTCGCCCGGTCCAGTAGGCCGCGAGGTCTTCGGTGATGAGCTGCTCGGGCATCAGGTCACCCCCGAACATGCGAAAGGGCCACCTGCGGGGGTGGCCCTCCAGACACAGCGAGATCGATTGGAGCACACCATACGCTCAGCGCTGATCAAACGGCAAGTGGCGTTGCCGAAACGGCATCAAGGGATCCGGCAGCAGGTCGACCCACCGATGCATTCCTCGGGCAGATGCCAGTCCCCTCGACATCCACAGGGGCACCCTCCGAGCTTTCCAGCCGCGATGAGTTTGCGGGCCTTGGCGAGGAACAAATTCCCAGGGATGGGACCGAGCTGGGCTTCCAGGATGGCGTGAACATTCCAGCGCATGCGCCAGTTCGCGGACGAGGTGCCGGGGGCTCGTCGCACGGCATCTAGGAACGTCGCGTCGGGGATGTCCTTGCACTGCATTCGGCGGCCGTTGACGAGACGGATCCCGGCGGGGCACACCGGGCCCTCGCGCAGGTCGGGGTGGAAGGCGAACATGAGGGACGCCTGCGTCTTCTGCAGGGCGTTGATCGCTCGGCTTGCGTCGACGGTGATCTCGACCGTCACCGGCTCAGGCTCGTCCTCGGGTTGCTCGCTCATGCTGCGACTCCTGTCGCTGCGGCGAGTACGGCTTCTTGTGCGGCCCGGAGTTCCCGCCACTCCCCCAGCGTCTCCCATCGGGTTCCGCAACTGCCGCATCGGATGCGGTGAGTGGCGGCCGTGGCGGTCAGCGGAGTCCAGCACGGGCCGTCGCCGGAGTCGACGGGGCAGTTGCCGACCTGGATGCGGCCCGGCCTGCGTTCGTCGTTGACGAGGGCCACGCACTCGGCGTGCAACCGCCGCAGGTCGTCGATGTCCTGCCCGACAGAGTCGTAGGCGTCGCACGCCCACGGCAAGTTGTTCGCCAGGAATCGGGCGTGGTCCGGCACCGCTTGAGCCGGGGAGCCGCGCCACGGGGCGACGGTCCAACCGAGCGCCTTCCGCCACGAGTCTTCGATGTCCCGCAGCCGGGCAGCGACACCGCCCGGCCCGACGAGGGAAAGGACTTCGAGCCGGGGCGGGATCGGCGGGGTCTTACTGCCGGAACTGGCGCCGCCAGGACGCCGGGCGCCCCGCATCAGCGAGGCAGTCGTGTCCATCCGCCGGAACAGGGCCGGGAGTTCGGCGATGCGAGTGGCTGTCTTGTCTTCGCAGGGTCGGCACGACTGCCGGCCGGTCTCGGAGACCCAGAGTTGGCGTCCACAGTTCGGAGTCACGCAGGTCGGCCAGGCGTATTCGTCAAAGGCGGGGTGGTCGTGCACGGCAGGCTCCTCGGCGGTGGTACGGGGAAGCAGTGACGCTTGAGCCAATTGTGCACCCGAGGGTTGACAAGGCAGGCCAATGGCACAGGAGTCGACGTGCGCGGTCACTTCCCGTGAACCCGCCCCCGACCCCGGAACGCGCGCCACACTGCCGTCATGGGTGACGTGGTGTACATGGTCCGCACGAAGAGCAGGGCGTCATGTCAGCGGGAGTTGGACCGGCTCTGCGCGCAACTGGATGCCGAAGTGGTAACGGATCCCACGGACGCGGCCGGCCGGCACTGGGTCGCTCGCGCAGTCCCACGCAAGACGAAGGCCCCGGTCGATGACCGGGGCCCTGGCGTTTCCGGGTGACTGCTACGGCTGGGTCGAGTTGAGCATCTTGTTCTTGTCGAAGTTGCCGTCGCCGTCGAGCCAGCCGAGGTTGCCCATGGCCGCGTTGAGGACGAGCGCGTCGTAGTCGTCGTCGTGCACGTCATTACAGGCGGACGGCTTGCCCTTCCCGTCGGCCTTGTACTGGGCGACGAGGGCCTGCTGGCAGTCCTTGACGATGTCGTTGTAGGACGGCCGGGTGAGCCAGTAGATGCCGCCTCCGGTGGCGAGGGCTCCGGCGGTGATGGCGGCGATGATCCTGCCGGTGCGTCTCTTCGTTGTCGGCTTGGGCGCGTGGCCGGGCATGGGCGGGATGGTGGGCTGCGGCTGGTTGTTCGTCATGGTCCCCCCAGGACTGGTCAGGGTCGGGATGTTAGCGCTGGTGACGGCGGTTACGGGCGGGTCTGGGCGAGGTTCATCGGATCGGGGCCGGCGCCTATAGCCCGCGGGCGTGGGCGAGTTCGGCGGCGCGGTCGAGGTAGCGGGCGGGGAGTCGGGGGTCGCGTTGGTTGTCGTTCCAGGAGGGGACGGTCTCGGCGGTCGGGAAGTCGCGGCGGATCGCCTCCAGCAGCAGCACGCAGGCGTCGTCGGCTTGGCCGCGGGTCGAGGCTGCGGCCTGGATGACACCGATGAGGCATCGGGCGCCCTGCTCATCTCGCAGCTGCCCGGTGCACCAGCCGGCCGCATCGAGGCGCAGGCGGGCCCGGTGGAGGGTGGCGGCGATCGGGGTCGGGTACGGGCATGGGACCGCGGTGGGGGTGAGCGGCAACGGGGCGGTGATCTCCGGGATGGGGTCGGCTGCCGGGATGTGGGCGGTGTCGACCTCAAAGGACAGGTTGGCGAGGGCGAGGCGTCCGTCCATGACCAGGCCCACCTCGACCAGCCGCGCCTCCAGGTCGAGAACGACCGGGGCGGCGACCTTCATGGTCGTGGCGGGCGCGGACATCAGGCGGCCTTCGCCGCCGCGCCGCTGCCCCGGCATTCCGGGCAGACGACGAGGAGCTGTTCGTTGCCGCATACGGCGTGGATCTTTCCGTCACCAGAGCACTTCCAGCACTTGCCTGCGGCGATGGCCTTGCCGACGGGCATGCCCTTGTTCTGGCCGACCCACTTGCCGTCGGTCATGCCGGAGTTGGTGACAACCTTCGACGGCGTCGGCTCGGCCTGGGCGGGCTGTTCGGTGGCGGCCTGGGCGGTCTGGGCGTACCAGGCGCCGCCGACGGTGTTGCCGCCGTGCTTCTGCCGCTCGTGGGTGCGCAGGGCTTTGGTGGCGGCGCGGGCGTCTCGGAAGCGGGGCTTCTCCTTCTTGCCGCAGGGGCAGGCCCAGCCGATCAGTCCGGTGTTCTTGTCGGCGCCGAACCGGCTGGCCTTGTACACCTCCCAGCGGGAGGCCTTCTGCTTGGTGGGCTTAGCGGGGCAGGGCTTGGAGCCGGTGAAGGAGCCGTCCTTGCCCTTGGTGAAGATCTGCCCGTTGCCCTTGCAGGTGGGGCAGCCCTTGTGGGTGGCGCGGAGGATCGCGGCGTTCTTGCGGGACAGGACGGTGTCGCCGTGGGTGTCTAGGCGGGAGACGGCGAACAGGACCATGCGCGACCCGATCTGGGCGTGGAGCGGGCCGGTGCGGGGGACTTTCACGCGGCTGGCCGGGTGCTTGCGGGCGGTGGGCTTCCGGCCCTTCGCGGCGGTGGTCCGGCGGGCCGGCTTGCGCTTCGCGGGCGGCATGAGGACTCCTCTTCAAGAACTTCACATATATGGATCAATAGGGTGGTGGTGACCCGGCGGGAGCCCGGCGCGGACCCGGCGGACACCCGGCGACCTGCGCCGATGGGTTGAGCGTCCGCCGGGTCGGCGCCGGGGCTACGCCGCCCTTGTGCCGGGGTCTTGCCGGGTCTGCGCCGGGTCCAGGAGGCCCGCCGCGGCACGCTCGACGTCGTCTCGCCGCCAGCCCCGCAGGTAGGTCCCTTCAGGGCAGTCAGTGCGATCGGACTTCGCGCCGGGCGCGTGCTTGCGGAGCCGGTTGGACAGGGTGGTCGCGTCGACGCCTTCCACGCCTGCTGCCTCAAGGACCGGCAGCAGCACCTCGCCGGTGGGGAGGAAGGTCCGGGCCTTGGCGTGGAAGGCGCGGAGCAGGGCGGCGATGAGCGGGGCGTCGGTGTGGGCGACGGCGTCGAGGCGTTCGGCGAGGTTGTCGCGCTGTCCGGCCGTGGTGAGGGTGGCGCCGGCCTTGAGGACGGTGTCGCTGTCCATGCGGTTGGCGCCGGCGGTGATGCGGTCGGGTACGGCGGCGGCGATCTGGTCGCGGGTGTAGCTGTTGAACTGGTAGCGGATGGCCCGGTTGAACAGGCCGCCCATGACCATGGCTTGGCCGGCGTCGTTGGCGACGGGTCCGACGGCGGGCTTCATGCGGTCGGCCCGCCAGCCTTGTGCGCCGGCGCCGGGCCCGAATGCGATCTTGATGTCTTCGAAGCGGCAGGCCATGAGGATCCGGTAGGCGACGATCATGGCGATGGCGTCGCCGAGAGCGTCGGCGGTGGCCTCCTGGCCTGCCATCAGCAGGTAGATGCCGTACTGGCGGCCGGTGCGCAGGATCTTGATGGCGAGTTCCTTGCCGCGGGGGCTGAGCTGGATGAACTCGTCGATGTTGATGTACAGGTTGGGGTGCTTCTCGGTGGCGTACCACCGGTCCCCCATCTTGAGCGCGGGCAGGAGCTGGCCGCGCGCGGTGACGTAGGACAGGGCCTCTTCGAGTGCCTCTTCGCACTCCTCGGGGGTGCGGGCGCGGCGGGCCATGAGGTCGCCGAACTCGGCGAGCCCGCCCTTGATCGGGTCCAGGTCCCAGACGACGGCATCGCGGCAGGCGGTGAGCGCCTCGTTGATCGTGCGGAGCGCGCCGAGGGTCTTGCCGGCGCCCATGGCGCCGATGATGAGGGCGCAGAACCCGTCGAGGGTCAGCTCGAAGACGCTGCCGTCCATGGCTCGGCCCATCGCGACGGTGTCGTGGACGGACAGGGACCGCGGGGCGTGGACGGCCGGCCGGGGCATGTCTGCGAACGGGTTGGACTGGACGAGGCGCACGGTGATCCGGGATTTGTCCCGCGAGTCCGGCTCGATCATGAACCCGCCGTCGGGCAGCCCCATCTGCGACTCCAACTGGTCGGCCTTCGCCTGCACGCCGCCCGGGGTGGAGCCCTTGAGGACGACCTCCAGCTCCCATCCCCAGGCGTGACGGTTCAAGGTCTGGATGTCTCGGTAGTCGGCGCCTTCCGCGTACAGGGCGCGGCCGAGGCAGTCCGCGGCCTGGCCACCGGACTGCACCCAGGCGAGCGGGTACGGCTCCTCGCCGTCGGGGTGGTCCTGCTCGGCGATGGCCTGCATCGGCGCGATCCCGGGCGAGTTGGCACGGTAGCGGCCGTAGAGGGTGACCGCGGCGACGGCGACAGCAGCCGTAAGCGTGGGCGGGATCTTCCATGACCAGTCGGTCGCGGTCATCCCGCCGAACTTCACGAGCGCCCACCAGCCGGCCAGGTTCAGCCCGGCGACAGCACCCGATGCCCAGCCGAGGAACCGCCACCGGGAGTGCCGCTCCTGCTTGACCTTGTTCCAGTCCCCCGACTTCGACATCCCGCCGATGACCTCCTGGAGGTCGTGGGCGCGGACGTAGCGCCAGCCGAGGAAGCCGACGGAGCGGGCCCCGGTGAAGAACCAGCGGGCGGACAGGCCGCATGCCCGGCCGGTGACCGAGGCGACGACCATCGCGGCCGACCCGGTCCTGGCGAGGACGGGTGTGCGGGGCTCGTAGGTGGCGACGATGCCGGGCGCGATGTCCTCACCGGACAGGTCGTCGGGCACGACGAGGCTGCCGGGGATCACCTTCGACGTGTCCCAGCCGGCGGGCAGTTGGTGGTTGGCTTCGGTCGTCATCACTGGTCCTTCTCGCGGGTGATTCCGCGGTCGGCGAGCGCGGTCGCCAAGAGTTCACGGGCGGTGGCGGGGCGGCATCCGACGGCGCGGGCAACGGCCCGGTTGGACGGGTGCTTCCTGAGGTCTTGGCTCTTGGCGGCGGCTTCCGTTACGAGGTCGCGGACGACAGCAAGGCGGTCGTCGGTGACGTCCTCGCGGACACGCTTCGAAATCGCGTCCTTCCCTTGCGGGAAGCGGGTTGTAGCCGTCCGGTCACCCCGCGTCCGAGGGCGCGTCGTGGGCGACATCGGAAGCACCGGCACGGGGTGCTGCACCCACTCTCCTTGCGGCCCGGGAACCAGCAGAGCGACCGGGAGGAAGGGGGCCTGTACGGGGGTACGCGGGTCGTCGGGCGCGGCCTCGGTCGAGGCCTTGGTGGCAGCCGAGTTGGCGACGGGAACCGCTACCTTCGGCGCATCCGAACGCTTCCGCCAACCGCGCTCCCCAGTCCAGGACTCCGCCTGGCGCCGACGGAAGCCAGCCCGCCGGGAGGCACGGATCTCACGGATCGACGGCTCCCCCGGCGCGGCCCCGTTCGCCCGCTGCCACACCGTGGTGTAGGCGTCCGCCATCGACTTGCCGGTGTTGTCGGCAACCCGGCGGGCGCGGCGGATCAGGATCGGGTGCCGGCGGGCGAGGCGCTTCCAGCGGGCGATCTCGTCGGCGGTCTTGCCGGAGATCGCGGCACGCTTCGACCGCATCACGACCCACCAGAGGATCATCGCGGCGAGCGAGGCAAGCGCATAGGCGCCTGCCCGGTAGGCACCGGCTCCGGAGCTGTCCTCGATCAGGTGGCCGGCGCCGTTGATGGTGGCCGCGACGATTGTGGTGATCCATGTGGTTCGCATCAGCCCCCGGTAGGGGCGGCCCTGCTCGATCGCCTGCCCGGTGAGCCCGGCGAACGTCAGCACCATGCCCTCGGTGAGGACCGGGACGCCTACGGCGAAGAGGCCCATGCCAAGGCGCGCCGCGGCTCCGGCCTGCCCGGACCAACCCATGATCAGGGAGACGGCGACGACAGGCAGCCCCCACAGCGGCATGTGGTGGGCGAGGCGGGTCTTCGCGTTGAGCCAGGCCAGGCGCCGTTCCTTGCGGCGGCGAGCCCGCGCCTTGTCCTTGTCGGCGCGCTCCTGCTGCTTCAGCTCCAGCTTGGCTTTTCGCTCCTGCTCCTTGAGTTGGCGCTGATGCTCGGCGTCCCGGCGCGCCTCTTCGCGGTCCTGGGCGCGGTCATCGCGGGCGTCGAGGCGGTCGGCGCGGCGGTCTTCGCGCTTCTCTTCGCGGCGGCTGGGGATGCGCTGCTCCTCGACGGGCCGCCAGTCCCCGGCGGCGGGCATGGTCGGCCTGGTGTGGCCGTTGACCTGGGGCGGGCTGGCGGTCATGGGTTCGGTTCCTTTCGGGTCAGCCGCGGGTGCGGCGGTCGATGAGGGCGGCGGTGACGAAGTACGTGCCGAGGGCGAGGATCAGGGAGAGCACGCCCGCGGCCGGCTGGTTGATGCCGAGGGCGGTGAGACCCAGCGGCGCGCCGAGGATCACGGCCATGGCGAGGGCCAAGAGGGTCAGCGACTCGCGCGCTGTGTAGTGGCGGTTGAGGTAGTCGAGGAAGCGCATGTCAGCCCCTCCCCCGCCTGGTCGTGCGACGCCAGCCGAACCCGCCGGGCAGGTTCATCGACGTTGTGTCGCGTCCGGTCGAACTGCGCGTGAACCGAGGGCCATTGCGTGCGCCGACCGTCACGGACCAGCTGCGCCGGTTGATGTTGAGGCGGATGCCGGGGAAGATCCGGAAGCTCTTGCGGAACGTGAGCGGCATCAGACGGCCGCCGATCCGTGGCGGGCGTGGTCGGTAGCCATCTCCCGCAGAACGGTCAGCCGCTCAGGCGCGTCGTTGCGGGTGGCTCGGATCTCCACCGAACAACCCTGCACGGAACACCGGTACACCTCGGTCGTTGCGGCCTTCGCGACCTTGTCGGTGAGGGTGAGTCCGGCCGACAGCATCGACAGGACGACGGACATCAGGAGCAGCACACTGACCTCGTGATCGGCGAGGTTCGCGGCAACGGTGCCGACAACGACGGCGGTGACGATGCCGCCGATCACGTCGACGGAGCTCGGCTTCTTCATGGGGTCCTCTCAGGCGGGCGCGCTGGTGCGCGCCTTGTGGAATTCGCGGATGAACTCATCGGTCAGGCCCGAGCCGATCGCCGCACCGACCGGGCCGATCCCGGTCACCGACGCGGCCCACAGCTCCAGCCACGCGGCCCGGAGGGCCACGTAGTTGAGGACCGGGCGGGCGCAGCGCAGCGGAAGAACCACGGCGCCGAGCCCGACCATCACCAGCAGGGCGAGAAGCCGCACCGTCCACCGGCCAGCGAACCGGGCGGCACGGGTCGGCCGGCCAGGCTTCGCGGTGATCAGATAGGCGTGCACGGTGGGCTCCTTCCGGGGTGGGGGCTACTTGGTGTCGCGCCCGTAGGCGGCGTTGAGTTCGGCGGTGACGTCCTGGCCGGGGGTGAGCTGGGCGTAGACCTGCTCGCCGGCGGCAACGGCCTCGGGGGTGGTCAGGTCGGTGTGCTCGGGCTGCTGCGGCATGCGGGGTCCTTCCGGTTCGGGGTGGAACGCTGAGCGGTTCCCCTCACCGCCCGTGCGAGACGGGCGGATCGGGCAGCCGGTCAGGCGGCTTCGGTCCAGGCGGTGAGCGCCCGGAGCTGGTCGACGATGCGGGGCCCGAACGGCTGCGCCGCGTCGATCTCCTCGGCCCGGTCGAAGATCGCCACCAGGGTCGGGGTGTCGTCGGCCTTGTCGGCGGCGAGTGCACGGAGCAGCAGCTCGGCGCCCTCGTCACCACGCACCGACTCCCACGAGTCATCGATCTGGGCGGCGCGGATACCGGCGGAGATCTCCCGGACAGTGGCGGAGACGGTACGAAGGTCGGCATCGAAAACAAACGGAGACATGGGGGTGCCTTTCACGTGGATCAACGGAATGGATGGGTGGTGCGGGGTGGAAGCCGCGGGCGGCGGGAC